ATGCGCGTCTGTCTGATGAATGAGAGAGGTGGAACCCACTTGCGTTTGCAATGGAAAAAAATCGCGCAGACAGCCCTGCTGTCTATAGGCATCATGATGTTGCTGGCTGCATGTACCAAAACGGAACAGCCGCCAGTTGCAGAACCTCAGGAACAGGATGACGGCGGTAACGTTGGTCAGACCCTTACCGTTGTACCCCCGACAAACAATAACACCGAAGCAGCGGAGATGGCCAAATATCAAATTCAGACACGTTTGACCGATTTTCAACTCATTAACGATAACGGCGGCTTGGCCTGGGGAGTTACACGTAATGCGCTCCGGCTCTATTACACTCAGGATCAGGGAAAAACGTGGATCAACATTTCACCTTCAGAGAATGTGCAATTCCCGGCTAATCCGAAATATGGAGAAAGTATTTATTTTGTAGATCGTATGCATGGCTGGATTGTGCGAGAGGGGATGGGAGGCACAGATACGATTGTGCTGCGTACCAATAATGGAGGCGTGAGCTGGAGTTTGTCTTCCTTGTCGAAGACGGATAAGGTAACAGCAATATCCTTTGTCTCTCCCGAGAAAGGCTGGGTTCTGACGACGCTAGATACGGGAATTGGTAAACAGGACAAGAACCTGTATCGTACTCAGGATGGAGGTACAACTTGGGAGCGAATGACTTCCAGTGATGACAAGGATAAATCCAAAACGGGTGAAATTTCAAAACGTGGCTACACCACGGGTATGACATTTTCAGACTCCAAGCATGGATTCCTGACTGCCATAGAGTTCGGTACACCGAAGCTGTATGTGACATCAGATGGTGGTGAACAGTGGAGAACGGGTTCTTCCTTTTTTGACCGGGATAAATTCAAAGCTTGTGGTAATTTCACGATTAGTGCACCTCAATTTTTTGGACGTGAAGCCAAGTCGGCCTGGATGTCCTTGTCCTGTGCCAGTGGAGAGAGCAACTCATTCAGCGGTTTCTTCACAGCAGATGGTGGAGTAAGCTGGAAGCAGTACTCGTTTAACTTGAACAAACAAACAGGGATCAACCGCAATCTGCCGCCTGTGTTTCTGAGTCCGTCCGAAGGCTGGGCAATGCAGAAGGGCATCATGTATTACACGAAAGATACAGGAAAAACATGGACAGCCTATCCTGCGAGCAGTGTTTTAGAAAAGATTTTCAAAGACTATCCTGAAATTGTGAAAATGCAGATGGTATCGCCGAAGCTCGGCTGGATCTTAGTGGAGAACACCGATGCCAAACGATCGCTACTACTGCAAACCGTAGATGGCGGAGAACATTGGAAAGTTCTTTAATGTGCCGCTACTCCGTTTAACGAATGAGATCGAGCATTAATCAGAATTAAATCTCGGGTATGGAAGTAGCATAGAAGTGGAAAGAGTAGGGGGAAATCTCGGATGAGGTTTTCCCTTTATTTTTAGTTTAATTTTTTGATACATTGTGAAATAAATCACAAATAAATCGTGAAAATGATGTTATATTTAACTCAAGAAGAAAAGGAGTGATGAAGATGAGAACCAACGGTCAAACTCAATTCACGCAGGCGGATGAATTAACAAGATACATGCTTCACTTATGCTACACATGTGACGATGCTAACCGTTGTACCACTGAAGAAGCAGTGAAAGCTTGCATGGCTGCACATGCAGAGAAAGACCAGCCGGAACCAGCAGAAGGCGTAGATGTAACCCGTGGATTCATGGATATGATGTACGCCTAGTGAAAGAAAGTGGAGATGAACATGGCGTTGTATCAACGATTTACCCCCGAAAGGGGGTATTCTTTTTGAAAAAATCACAGAAAAAATCACATATCCTGCAACACACTCATATTCAATACTTCAGCAAAGTGTGTTTTTAATTTTTGGTCAGCATTCTTCTGCATCTTTTGAGTAACATGTGTGTATATTCCAAGTGTTATTTTCTCATCTCGGTGACCTACTCTTTGCATAATGGTCTTTAGGTCGACACCTGCTTCAGCAAGCATGCTAATGTAAGTATGTCTGAAAATGTGGGGAGTAGCGTGCTTCTTTATGAGTGTTTTTTTCATTAGTTGCTTCATTCTTGTTAGAATATATTTTTGGTGAACTGGATATCCATTCGGCTTACAGAATACGAAATTCTCATCATGATAATCCTTGTATAAAGTTTTATTGCGAAGATATGTACCTTTGCAATCTTTCTTAAATTCTTTTAACATATTGATTATAGATTCGTCTATAGGCACAACTCTTATAGAAGAAGTTGTTTTAGGTGGTGTAAGTTCGTACTCAATGAAACTTTTGGCATGTAAGGTTTTGGTTATTCTAATTTGATTTGCATCAAAATCAATGTCAGGCCATTTAAGCGCACAAAGTTCACCGGATCGAAATCCAGAGAATGCGAGTAGATAAAAAATTTCTTTATCTAGGTAGATTCCATAAGTATTTATGACATTGAAAAAATTTATTAATTCATCACGATCTAAATATTTTTCTTCAATAAGTTTATCTTTATTTTCTATTTCAGACACAGTTAACATTTTAACAGGAATCAAGGAATCTGTAGTCGGATTATCAAGAATATACTTGTTTTTAATGGCGTATTTAAAAATCATATTTGCAGTGGTTCTGAAACCGCTCATAGTATTAAAAGAATATCCTTGATCAAATAATTGATACAAGAACTCTTGGAAATCTCTATGAGTAATGATGGAGATTTTTCTTTTAGCAAAATGTTTATTTAAGGTCTTGATTTCAACTCCTCTGGTTACAATACTTCGTTTTTTAACCTTTCCTTTAGAATATGCCCTAAACCATTCTGCAGCCACATCTGCAAAGACTAAACTCTTATTCTTTTTTGCATTAATCCCCTTTGCTAATTGATTAAACACTGCTTGAGCGCGAGCGAGCGCTTCTTTCTGAGTGTCTCCTCGTCGAGGTATTTGCTTTCTTTTGCCCGTAAGAGGATCAGGAGGCCCCTCCAATGTACAAATCCACTTATAGCCTTGCTTATTATTCGCTTTAATTTTCGTGTAAGATGCCATGGTTGTCAGCTCCCTTTCCAGTACATGTGTTCGGGTAAATTTGTTAAAGAAAAGCCCCTGAGGGGCACATCATTTGTAATACAGACCTATGAGGAAAATCGAGATTATGACATAGAGAAGACATTTTTTATAAAAAATGTTTCTCTTATAAAAGAAATAAACCCCCATTGTTCCAAAAAAAACAATCCCTGCGATCCCAGCAATAGAAAGCGGAAAACTAATTCCCAATGGAAGATGTCCGTTTGTTCGGAGTGAGACAAGTAAACAAATTAATGTCAATGTTGAATAGAGTTTAATATCTCCGTTTCTTTTTATAAGCGCCACTATACTTTTAAATCCGAATAGTAATACTCCTAAATGAGCCATAGTCCGAATGAAAATAGTTAGATATTCATACATCCGTTTCTCTCCTTTTCTATAAACAGATTACACAGAGACTTCGTCCGAAATTACCCTCTTATATGCTAATAACCTGGGTATGTATAACATCACTTCGTACATTATTGGAATACGAGGGGATGGAATTTCCACGCTTACTTATAATTGTTGGCTTTGATGAAGCTGAAGCTGTTTTCAAACAAGACAATGGTTGAGTTGTTACGGATAAGAGTGATTTATATCAAAGGTTAGCAGAGAAGTAGAATAAAAACTTTACTACCTAATAAAGTTTTTGCCGAATCGGGAGGGTATTCACCCTCCAAGCCGTTAAAGAATTATTCTGAGATTTCGCGCCAAGTGTATAGGACATGAGGTCCAGGTAATTTCATGGCTTTAGAAATTGTATAAGCGATCCCTAAAGTCATTGTCTGATTATTATTTGCATATTGACTGAGTTGGCTTTCAGCAATACCAGTGATGATGTGGACCATTCGTTGGTTTATCCCAGTAGTACGATATAATTCTTTTAGACGGCAACGATCCGGTTCATACCGCATCGCGCTACTCCTTTTAAAATATGCTGAGAAAATAATGTAATAGATTTACCAAACATGCGAATACATGTTAGTATTATACTTAACAGAAACACTTGTTCGCATTTTAGAGAATTTTAGAACGGAAGTGACATCATGGATTTAGAGAAAACTGATAAATACGAAGTTATAGAGATATTTGAAGCATTAGGGTATGAAATACCAGATGTTATTTCTGAGTTGCTCTGTAGCGAGCATAAGAAATAATTTCTCTTATAGCATCATCTGAAAGTTCTTTCCCTTTGTGAAGTAACATTCCTTTTAATTTCAACAAAGCTTCATCATCAGATAGCTCTACAGCATTGAGAAATTCTGTTACTCCTTTGGAAATTTTAGCTGTTTCTCCGTTATTTTCTACCTCAGTTCTTCCAAGCAAGTAATCTGTACTTACATTAAATCGACTCGCTACTTCGTTTGTAAATTTAAAGGAAGGCTCTCTTTCATCTCTTTCATACATGCTAATCGCACTTTCACTGACCTTGAATATTTTCGCGAGGTCTTTTTGCGTTAAATTGTTTTCCGTGCGGATTGCACGTAACTTTTGCCCAAAAGTGGCCATTGATTTATCACCCATTCACAATAATAACACAGTACGTGTTAAAAATAATTAAACAACACAAAATGTGTTGACGTACACGTTTCGTGCTGTTTATAATAAAAGCAACACGAAACGTGTTTAGAAAGGCGGTGCACATTTTGAAAACTTTAATAGCTAAACGATTATTGGAACTGCGAGGAGACGATAGCAGAGAAGAAACAGCTCAAGCTATTGGAATAAGTGTTAGCGCATTGCAAATGTATGAGAATGCTCAACGTGTTCCGAAGGATGAAATTAAAATAAGAATTGCTAATCATTTCAAGAAAACTGTACAGGAAATTTTTTTTGATTATGAACTACACGAAACGTGTACTTTGGAAAGAGGAACGGGTTAGAAAAAACACTTGACAAGAACCTGCTCCAAATTTTCCAATTACCACATTCACTTACATTTGTACACGTTCGTTTGCTCAAAAATATTCAAATTTATCATTCGCAGACGTTCGCTTACGTCCGTTTGAGATGAATCACATTTAATATTTGGGAAATTTCAAATTTTTATAATAGTAAATACCCGACAAAGTGAGGAGGTTATTGAATTGTTCAAAATCGAACTAGATCCTACGGAACTTCAACAGTACATTTCAAAGGCAGTCGAAGATGCTCTCAGTAAGATTGACCTTTCAATAAAGGACGACTTAAAAAAATATCCAGCACTCATGGATAAAAAAGAATTAATGGAATTCCTTAGGGTTGGTCCTACAAAGGCTTCCGAACTTCTCAATCGTGCTGATTTCCCTGTAATACGTGAATTCGGACATCCCAGGATACCACTTCATTCATTAATGATCTGGATTGATGAACATACCGAGTGGATCAAGGATAACGCAGTCGCCTACCACCGACAGAAAGAAGGGATAGCTTAATGTTGAAGTTCCACTGGATCAAGCCAACATCCCGAGCATGCTTTATCGCTGGTGTTGTCACCAGAGTTCATGTTGGCAAAATGACAATGGATCAAGCAATCGATCATACGTTATCACTTGAACGCCAGTGCAAGAATCCGCATCTTATCTCTCAAAGAGAGTTGAAGTCTTTAAAACGTGAAGCTGAGAATCAGATCCGTAAGATACAAGAAACCCGCCGAGCTGTACCGGCTGGCGGGAGATGAAGGGATCATGAGCGGGGTAGCTCTTGAAATAATCATAATCCGTTGTTAATAGCATTACCATTCCGATTTGGAATAATTCGAGGGGAGGTGAACGTGGTTGGAAATGAAGTTTGGGGCAATCATGCGGGCTTGCAGAGAAAAGGCTGGTCTTACCCAAGAACAATTAGCGGACAAGCTGAATCGTACGCAGGCTTGCGTTTCAAAATTTGAAAAGGACCACAAGGTACCAGATATGAACACAATGTTGAACTGGGCTGAGGTTACAGGAGCCAGGGAAGTCATAGTCACATTTTTGTACGGCATGGACGGGATCGGAATGATTCAAAGACTGATGGGGGGATAAACGAATGTCGCGTGAACAATTGGCAACTGAAGCGCTACAGGCTGGGAAACATTCTTTACATAATTTGAAGTTGATACGGAAGGAACCTGAAAGAATGTTGCCTGGAAGAATGGAGAACGCAGAGGAATATCTTAACCGGATGATCCGGTTTGCGGAAGCAGAAATGAAAAACGTCCGGCTGGCGGGCCGAACGCTTGGTTTGAGAACTCGGTTAAAGTCTCTTGTGTTGCTCATTTTATCGTCTCCCGAGCAAAAGCGCAAGGGGGAATCAATATGAACGAACAACTGGCACAGATGATCATCGACAACTATGTTGCTTCTACCTTGGCTTTGAGGGCGAGTAGTTCAGTTCCAGCAAGAGAAGCCGCTTCCGGTATTGATGCATACCGTAGTGAGCGAATGAATGTGTTCACAAGCTGGCAGAATGCAGCTACTAGTCTGAGAGAGTTGCCGACGGAGTATATGGTCCGTGCAGTGATAGCAATAGAACAAATTACCGCCTGATGAGTCCGCTGCGGAGCTGACGAAACCTAGCCCTTTGGGGCGATGGTCGCGGGTAACCGCAAATACATATGAAGGGAGGAACCGAGCGGATGAAAATTCATGAATCAGTGAGTAAGGTTCTGAACCTGCTCAGCAGTCTTGCAGATGACACAAACGATGCCATAAATAACACACCTTACATTCTTCGCAGATTAGCGGAATTTACTGAAGGCGAGCTCAACGATGTGATTACCCAACTGGAGACGATCCGAGATCAGGCAGAAGAGTTGGAAGAGGCACACGAAAAAGTACAAGAGGCGCTTGCTGAAGTGCAAGAGGAATTAAATGAAAAATAGCCCGTTGCAGCGGGCTATTTCAGAACATTGAAAATTGAATAGTATACATGGCCATCTTACCATGGGTGGCCGTGTCAAACAAGGAGGACGTTATGAGTAAAACGACTGCTATCACTCTCGACTTATCCGCTCAAACCATTGACGCTGCTGTTAAGCCAGCGATGCATTACACACCTGCTATCCTTTCTGTTTCCGGTTCATTTGGATCGGTTGAATTGATGGCCGGTGATGATCAACTTGCGGCAATGGCACAAGCCATCAACCTACACTTTCAATCAAAAGGGGTTGTGAGTGCATGAAACAAATCACTTTGATATCCCTAATTCTCCGTAATTTTAAAGGGTTACGGGATTTTGTACTAGATGCTGAAGGTAAGAATATTTCCATTTACGGAGATAACGCCACATGCAAGACAACTTTGTTTGATGGATTCGTCTGGACGCTGTTCGGAAAAGACAGTCAGAACCGAACGGATTTCGAAATTAAAGGCCTGGATGAGAACGGGAAAGTTGTTGAACACGGCTTGCAACATGAAGTCGAAGCTATCCTGATGGTTGATCGTCGCCGCCGTTCTTTCAAGAAGGTGTTCGCTGAGAAGTGGACACGTAAACGGGGACAAGCAGCGGCTGAATTTGGGGGGCATACAACGGATTATTACGTGGATGGTGTTCCAGTCAAACAAGGTCAATACAAATCTGAGATTGATGCACTGATCAGTGAAGATATCTTCAAGTTGCTGACCAATCCTGCTTACTTTAACGAGATTCTTAAACCAGATGCACGGCGTAAGGTGTTGCTTGATGTGTGTGGGGATATGACAGATGAAGAGATTATTGCAGGCAATAAGCAACTTGCGCCGCTGACAGACATCCTGGGCGACCGTAGCCTTGAGGATCACCGCAAGGTAATTGTGGCCCGCCGTGCTGAGATCAATAAGGAACTGGATAAGATTCCGGTTCGCATTGATGAAGCCCGTCGAAGTATGCCAGATGTGTCCGACCTGGATGCTGAACTCCTGCAGGAAGACATCGATACGATGCGTGGCAGAGTGGATGCAAAGACTGCTGAACTCCAACGGATTCACTCAGGCGGTGAATTGTCATCCAAGGAAATCTGCTTGCGTGAGATCAATGCGGAGCTGGTCGAAATTAAGCAAGTGATTCAGGCAGACGGCTTGCAGGCGGTTGCTGGTCAGCGCGGTTGGATCGGGCAACTGAAAGGTGAAGCGTCCGAATTGCAATCTAGGCTGAATACGGTACAGCGGGGAGCGGAGCGCTATAAAGGGCTAATCACTCGTGCTGATAGCCAAGTTAACAGGTTAAGGGCTGAATGGACGTCACTTGATAGCCTTCAATATCCGGTGCATGAGCATCAGCATGATACCAACTGCCCAACGTGCGGACAAACCCTTCCGGCCGATCAAGTGCAGTCTGCTAAGGACAAAGCGCTTGAAGCATTTAATCTGGACAAGTCAAAACGACTTGAAGCGATTAGTGCTGACGGTAAGCTGGCCGCAGCAGAGAAGAATGAACTAGAAAATTCGTTGAAAGAACTTGAAAGTGAGATGGGCAAGCTGCAGGAGGAAATCGCATCTAAAGCAGCGGAAATTATGGCTGCCGAAGCAACCCTGCAAAGCTTACAAACCAACATTGCTGATCCTGCTGACAATACCAAGTATCAATCCAAACGACGTGAAGCTGAGACAGTACGTGCAGAGATTGAGCAACTTCGTTCGTCTGCTGCTGATGCAATTGGTAAAGTGCAATCGGAGATCAGGTTGATCCGCTCACAAGTGGACGACTTGGAATCCGATAAAGCAAAGCTGGCGACTGTAGCTGCCACTGAAAAGCGAATCACTGAGCTGGCTGAGTTTGAACGGAAGTTGGCTACTGAATACGAACGCCTTGAACATGAGTTGTTCTTGACTGAGGAATTCACTCGTACAAAGGTCAGCATGTTGGAATCCAAGATCAACAGCAAATTCAAATATGCCCGGTTCAGACTCTTTGAGGAACAAATCAACGGCGGCCTTAAGGACGTTTGCAAGACACTCTATAACGGTGTTCCTTACGAGGGTGGTTTAAATAACGCTGCTCGAATCAATGTCGGCTTAGACATCATCAACACGTTGGGACAGCATTACGGATTCAGTGCTCCGATCTTCGTGGACAATGCTGAAGCTGTTACACAACTGATTCCTACAGATGCCCAAGTGATTCGTTTGGTGGTATCTGAGGACGATAAAAAGCTTCGATTAGAATATAACGACATCCAGGAGGCGATTTAATTGTCTACACAAAACCAACAGGCTCCCCAAACAGGGGAGCAAGCTATTGCAAAAACAGAGCCAACACAATCCGAACGTTTCATGGCGAAAGTCATATCTGAATTTGGTTCAAGTGTTGGTGAAGTTGCCCTTACCAACTTCCAGAAACGTCTTGCACAGAATTACTTTATTGCTTTGGATGGAGTCCTAAAGACTGCAGAAGAAAAGCGTCTGAAGAAATCTGATCAGTATCGTGATCCTGTTCCTATGACCTGGGCGAACGTGAACATGGATAAGTTGTCACGCGATGTAGTTGCTTATGCACGGATCGGATTTGACCCAGCTCAGGCAAATCACATCAATCTGATCCCTTTTAAAAACAACAATTCAGGTAAGTACGATATCGGCTTTATCGAAGGGTACCGGGGCATTGAACTCAAATCAGTAAAATACGGATTGGAAGTTCCGGACCACGTAACTGTTGAGCTGGTTTACTCAAATGATTACTTTGCACCTATTAAGAAAGATGCAAACCACCCACATGAGAGTTATGAATTTGAGATAAAAAACCCTTTTGACCGCGGAACCATCCTTGGTGGATTTTATTTTCACTCTTTTATCAAAACCCCTGAGAAAAACAAGTTGGTCATGATGACGATTAAAGAGATTGAGAAAAGAAAACCAGAAAAAGCTAGTGCGGAGTTCTGGGGAGGCGAGAAAGACAAATGGGAGAAAGGTAAAAAGGTAGGTACGGAAACGGTGGAAGGATGGTACGACAAAATGGTCTGGAAAACCGTTTATCGTGCGGCGCACAACGACATCACGATTGACTCGCAAAAGATCGACGATGATTACTTGCGTCTTAAACAAATTGAGAATGACCAGGCAGAAGCTGAGGTTTCAGAGGAAATCAGAGCTAACGCGAATCAAAACATCATCGATGTTACCCCGCCACACCTGAACGATGTTCCAAACGATGAACCTTCAGGAGATGGGCAGCCAGAGATGGAGTTCGGTGATCCGGATGACGGGAAATCGGACAAGGCGCCTTTCTGATGATTGAAATCACATCGCTTGGCTCCAGCAGCGCGGGTAACGCCTACCGGATTACGGACGGGAAAACCCCGCTCCTGCTGGATGCAGGGCTACGCTATAAGGACATTCAGCGCGGTCTTGCATTTCGGGTTTCATCATTGGCCGGATGCCTCATAAGTCACGAACATGGGGACCATTCGGCAGCCGTTAAAGACTTGATCAAAGCAGGCGTGAACATTTACACCAGTGCCGGTACCGCAGATGCTTTGAAGTTGGATAGCCACCGTGTACATCGTGTATCTGCCCTTGAGCCTTACACGATTGGTACTTGGTCGATTCTACCGTTTGATGTGCAACATGACGCTGCGGAGCCTTTGGGCTTCCTTCTCGCAAATACAGCAGGGGACAAGCTTTTATTCGCAACTGATACCTATTACATCAAGCATCGGTTTTCTGGACTTACTCACATCATGGTGGAATGCAATTATTCCATTCAGATTCTTAATCAAAATATTGCCGCTGGCCGTGTGCCGGCGGTGATGAAACATAGATTGCTTCGTTCTCACTTTAGCCTGGAGAACGTGAAGGACTTCATCCGGGCGAATGACATGCGGAAGGTACAAGAAATTCACTTGCTTCACCTGTCAGACAACAACAGCGATGAAGAACTGTTCAATCGCGAAATAGCGGCCCTCACAGGCAAATTGGTATATGTAGCGGGTAGGTGATGGTATGGACGATCTGACAGGCAAACCGCTACTCAAGAGCATGATGGGTAAGCGGATCTGGCAGCTGTTCGACACTGATAAGGCGGCATTTCAACGGGAAACACGGGCTTACTTTGAACGCGGGTACCCGGATTGGGAGGTCAAGCGGGCCAAGTATCCGCACGTATTCTTGCAACATAGAAAGGGGCACTGAAAATGCCTAAGGTAAAGCAAATCTCTGTCGGGGCTTCCTTCACAAAGAATCTCGGCAATTTCCAAAGTGTGAAGGTGGAAGCGAACATTGTTATGGAGCTGCATGACGGTGACGATCCGACCGCCGCTTATGAAGATGCTTGGGCAAGGGTACAAGAGCAAGTCCGAATCGGTTTAGGGAAGGGGCAACCAAAGTGAGCAGTCAACAACAGTTAAGTTTGAATGTCTTCGAAAGCATGGAAAAGTTACTTGATGAAGCAACAACTGTAGGACCAGGTGCAACAGTTGAATATTTTAGAGCTGTGGCATATGCGCTGGGTGCTCAAATGGCCGTAGTAGGAGAACGTGATAAGATGCCGGATTTTATTAACATTGTCGTCTCTGAGTTGAGTAGTGGGGTAGAAGTCGGAATGCTCACCACGCATGGAATTAAATGCAAACTCGATGCCGAGATTCACGCAGTAAAGAGATATTAATTTGTGCAAATGAATAAATTCACGGCTGCTACGGGAGGGGGAGACGCAAGTGACCGAGACAGCCAGACCGACCCTTTCCGGGCTTCTGGAACAATTTGAAGCCATTGGCGGGCCGGAAGAGTTTGGTCCTGAAGGTATAGCCATAATGGTTGCCTTGTGGCGACGCAGTGCAAAGCTTGGTTGGCGTAAGGCATGGAAAATGACCAATACGGATCTCATGGTTCAAACGGGAATTACGAACAAAGGTACGCTAAATGCTCATCGAAAGAAGCTCGTTGATGCCGGATTGATTGCGTACATTCAACCGCCAAGAGGACAATCCAAAGGAGATTACAGCGTTGAATTTGATCTGCTGGGTGTCGGAGTGGAACAAAATTTGAACCACTCTGATAGCTACTCAGAAGAAGTAGGTCAGGAAGTAGAACAAAATTTAGACCACTTTGACGGGGTAGGTGAGAAAGTGGGACAAAAATTAAACCACTTTCCGCAAGTAGAACAGAAAGTGGAACAAATTTTAGACCCTGTATTAAAAGATCTTCTTCTTTCTTCTTCTGCTTCATCATCTGCTACTGCAAACGAGAATCAAATTGATCGTCCACCTGATCCGGAGTACGAATCATTTTACTCAGCTCACAAGCGAGTGTTTGGATTTGAATGCAATCCATTCCAAGGACAACAACTCATTTCTTACATCGACGAAGACAAGATTGATGAGGCAGTGGTCATACGAGCAATGGAGCGAGCAGCATTGGCATCAACAGGGTACAGGTTCACCCTTATAACAAAGATTTTGAATGATTACCTGAGGTCGGGTGCTCATACGCTTGAAGCGGCAAAAGCTTTAGACGCTGCTTTTGAGGCAAATAAGGTTGTTCCAGCGAAGATCAGTCCATCACAGCAGTATGGGCGCAGGCAACAACCAACCAGGCAACAACAAAAGAGAGACAGCTTACAGCAACGGCTAAGGGAGGAGGAAGCGCGTGGAAAGGGCTGATGTTATTCGTTTGTTCATGGTCATCACCGATGAATATCCCAATTTTGATGACAGTGACGAGAACGTAGACCGCCATCTCAAGGCGTTGAAGGATTTCCCTTTCGAAACGGCTGTGCAAAACGTTCAACGGCACATCGAGACAAACAGTTTTTACCCCAAGATTTCTGAGATACGAGGGTTTGCCGCTGATCAGTTTGCCCGAGAACGTGAGCTGGCAGAAACCAGGGCATATCTTGATCAACGAGAAGTAAGCCGGACAAAGGCTACACTGCCGCCGCCCGGATGGAAGGATGATTTACTTGCAAAGCTTCGGAACACCTGAATTACCTTATAGCCTTGAACATGAACAGACAGTACTAGGGGCGGCCTTGATTGATGTTGAAATGGCCGAAGAAATCGTAACAAGACTCGATTTCGATACTTTCTTTAGTGCAAAACACCGTCTGATATTCCAGTCCATTGCTGAGCTGGTAGAGAATCATGACCCTGTTGATGTAGTTACGCTTATGGGGCGATTGAAAGATAAAGGCGAGTTGGAGGATGTTGGTGGAGTAGTATATCTCTCTGAACTTGCAGGTTCTGTCCCAAAGCAATCCAACGTTACTCATTACGACATGTATATTCGTCAGTTGCAAGACGCAGCTATACGACGTGATTTTATTCGGATGAGCAGGCTGCAAATTGAACAGGCGATGGCAGGAACGGAGGTTCCGCAGTTGCTGGCTAGCGCTCAACAAGCACACACCAAGATTGCCGACCGAGCTGTACCAAAACAGGATTTCAAGCCTATCAAAGATGTGCTCATGCGGTTCGTGGATGACGTAGAGACGCGTGTATACAACGTCAAGAACGGAATCGTCAACGGGCTACACACTGGATTTAAGGACTTGGACAGCATCACAGGTGGATTACAACGAAGTGACCTTATCATTGTGGCTGCGCGGCCATCCGTAGGTAAGACGGCTTTTGCACTGAACATCACGCAAAATGTCGCTAAGAATACGAACGATGCAGTGGCACTTTTCAGTTTGGAAATGTCCGATGGGCAGTTTGCCCAACGACTTGTCAGTTCAGAAGGGAACGTCGATGCCAGCTCGATCCGGATGGGTGACATACAAGATGAAGACTGGATCAAGATGACCACAGCTATCGGGGCCTTGGCTGAAACGAACATTTACGTAGATGATTCGGCAGGGATCACCATTCAAGACATATGTTCCAAGTGTCGGAGGCTCAAGAAAGAAAAGGGCTTGGCTATGATCGTAATCGATTACCTACAGCTTATCGAAGTCGCTGGAGGACGTGGTAAAGCTAGCGAGAATCGCCAACAGGAAGTGTCTATGATTAGCCGGACGTTGAAACACTTGGCCCGCGAATTGGACGTTCCAGTCATTGCGTTATCCCAGCTCAGCCGAGCGGTTGAACAACGGCAGGACAAGCGTCCGATGATGTCCGACCTAAGGGAATCCGGATCCATTGAGCAAGATGCCGACATCGTAGCCTTCCTGTACCGGGACGACTACTACAACCAGGAGTCGGAGAAGAAAAACCTTATAGAGATCATCATCGGGAAGCAACGTAATGGTCCAGTTGGAACAGTGGAGCTGGTGTTCCTGAAGCAATTCAATAAATTTGTGAATTACGAGCGGACTCATAACGATTCATACGGGCCAACGCCACCGCAACAGTCACAACAACCAAAGAACTTGAATAAACGCCAGTGGGCATAAGGAGGAACGAACATGAAACAGGGGAAACGACTCACCAAGAAACAGAAGATTGAGCTGCGCAAGGCCAGACCAGGCGTAACATTGGAAAACTGGTTGACGGAAAGGGAGACAGCTGAAGGTGTCGTGCTGCTGAACAAGCATTCAGGCAAGCTTTGGTTATTGGATAAGGTCGATGGCATGTTGCGGCCATACAAGGTGCGCACTTGATGGGCAGTCCTTACACCAGATGGTCGGTGTCAGAGTACATGCGGCATCGTTTCATGAATACAGGACAGGTTCCAGATCTGGACGAACTACAGACGGAATTTACGGGAATTGATCAAACTGAGCTCCGTGAAGGGATCGCTGAGTTTGATGCAATTGTCGGTACCGGAGGTGCGGCATGCGAAAGCTGATTGATCCGCACCACCAAACACATTTGAGTTACGTTGTTCGCGGTGATGATGGTCAGAAACTGGCTGAGATTTTTGTCATTCGGAGGGACATGCTTCCGGCGCGCCAGCGGAGGAAGGAAAGGAAGCGTGTAAGACGATGAAAATTATGGGCATCGATCACGGTACCAATTATGCAGGATGGGCAACTATGACGAAGGGGAAGCCGATTGCTTTCGGGCTAAGGGATTATTCAGATATCAAAATGCCGAAAGTTTTGAACGCCATCTACCAGGACAACTACGACATGATTCAGAATCACAGGCCGGATGTGGTTGTTCTGGAACGCCCCGTACATTTCAAGAATGCCAATAGCGTTATCGCTTTGGTTGGTGCTTATTCTATGGTTACACTCGCTGCACTCCATAATCGGGTAACAATTGCAGAGATACGTCCCTCGGAACTAAAGATGTTCACAGGCAAAGGCAACGCGGATAAAGAAACGGTTGCAGTTGAAATGCAGATGCTGTTTGACCTTGATTTAGATGAAATAGCTATACCTGTTTACTACAAACGAGACGACCGTAAAGGGAAATACAAAGCTGGTGACTTTAAAGAACGCTTGTACGATCCATCAGATGCTTTAGCCCTGTGCTGGGCATATGATCAAAAACATATCAGAGGAGTTGCATAAACATGACAAACGGAATGGTGAAATTTTCGGCAGAGGTAGCTAAGGGAATCAGTGTTGGTACAAAGGACGTAACAATCAAGTTGCTCATCCCGCTGGCTGCAGTTGAATCAAAATTGTCTGCTTTAGCGAAGATGCAAGAGAAAGAAATCATGGTTTACCTCGGAGATCCGCAGGGGGCTTTTGACTTCGATGAAGAGGAACGCGACCCAATGTATAACCCTTGGAACGGTGGGCGCCGTGTGACAACAGATTCGTCCGGGGTTGTGACCAAGATTGAAGGCCAGGATGAAGAGAAGGACGAGAACCAGGCGGAGTTGTTCAAAGGTGAAGGAAGTTCTCCTGATCAGCAGGGGGACGGAGAAGGTGCCGAGCAAGCTGAAAATGGTTCCGAAGTGTCGCAAGAGGGCGAGGGGGAGCGCATCAGCGAAAAAGGCACAGGAGAACCGCCAACCGATGACACACCTGATTGGTTGAATGAGGGAGGCGGGGATGAGTCTGGATCGAAGGTAATGGAATTTAACTCTGATGATTCAGAAGGTGATCAGCAGCCGCCTGCAGACGAGAATCCACCTGCAGATGACAAAGAGGTTGTGGCTACTGAGATTGATAAAGAAACACTCGAACTGTTCATCCTTAACAAACGTCCCATTTTCGATGATATCAAATTCGCTGACGTTCCTGCTGACTTCCCAAGTCTGTTGGAACAACGGAAAGTTAACGGCAAGACTTGGCTGGAAATCTCGAAAGAGATCAACATCCCAAGTGCACAAATTAGTTCCAAATACGGCGCTTATAAAAAGCGTGTCACTAAAATGATGCAGGATGGCGTAGCGGTCTAAAACATTCATATAGTAGCATCCCCGGTCGAAAGTTGGCCGGGGTGATCAGTTGAATCTATGAAACTTTGGAGTTCTTGCCACAAAGGAACTAGGTTAACAACGAACTCAAGTGGCTCATTTTATGGAGTTAGTAATATATCCTTATTTATGGGGCTTAACATTCCCTAATCCAGGATTCAATGGTGCTAAGTGTCCGTTTGTATTCATTTGACCAGTGAATTGCGGAGGGGCATAAGGGGGTTGAGCCATAATCGATGCAGAAGGAACCAAACAAGGTCCATAACAGTAATGTGGTCGCCCTGCCTCGTCATAACCACAGATATAGGAGCACCATGTTGGCCAATCGAATTGTAATTGTCTATACATTTTAATCATTTCCCTTCTTTATTGGATAATTTAGTCTATTCAGGCATATGCCTAGCTGCTATAGGCATATGCCCATTTATTAGAGGTAACTTAGTCAATCAACTAAAGGATGTCACTGCTGATAGATGGAGTCGTGAACTTAATAACTTTGAAAGCTATATGAGTGGAGGATGAACGATGAAAGCCGTAACGATAATACAACCCTGGGCAACACTGGTAGCTTTGGGCGTCAAGAAATTGGAGACACGGAGCTGGGCGACGAAACATCGGGGAGACTTGGCAATCCATGCTGGCCAAAAGGTGGATAAAGAAGCTTGTCTGGTTTCTCAAATACGCGAAGCGTTGCTGAAACACGGCATTAATGACTTGCGTGACCTGGTGACAGGAGCAGTGATTGCAAAGTCGGTACTTACTGACGTGTGGAGCATTAGTCGTCCATTTGGAGACAAACAAATAGTGGAAAGATTAAGTATAGATTCCCGCAGGACGATTTGTTGGGGTGGTTACATGCCTGATGAGTACCACTTTGGAGACTACAGTGACGGACGCTTTGCTTGGCAACTTGACGATGTGGTTCAGCTGCAGGAGCCGGTACCAGCTAAAGGCCAGCTCAGCTTATGGAATTGGGAGGAAGAATCGTGACAAAGAAATCCATAGCGGACAAGCCACTCAGCCCCCGGCAGCAAGAGGTTTACGATTTCATAGCAGATTTTATTGACTCACACGGTTATGGGCCGAGTATAAGGGAGATTGCTGATGCATTTATGTTCGTCACTTCAACTGCATTCAAGCACGTTGAGACATTGATTAATAAGGGATATCTCAATCATAAAGCAGGTGGTGTGCGCACTCTTTCTTTGACAGATAAATCGAGCAAGAAGATTGCAATGGTGAGTCAGGCGGGAGTAATGAACTGGATCGAGCAGCAGAGTAACCAACATGCCAAGGATGCAACGATCTACGTATTGCTCACTGATCTGCAGGAGGGCATTCAAACGGGGAGGATCTGCTGATGGTAGATTATCGCAAGGTTGATAAAACGTTATGGACATCGGAGCAGATAGCAAGCCACCTGAAAGCAATCGGGGCTGAGCATCCACCTAAACGGCCAGATAAGTTGCAGAAGGCAGTTACGGCTCCACAACAACGTTATGGCAGCAACCGCAAATACTATAAGCGTGGAGGTGAGTGGTAATTGGAACGAGATTTTAGGGCATTGCTTTTGGAGTATGGATATCCGCAGGATCTAGTAAACGGCTGGTCCGCAGAAGAGTGTGAAGCGGAGTGGGACGAGTTTTGCAACGAAGTGATTCCAGTATAACAAATATCCCCCGCAAGCTTGGCGGCCAGGTGGGGGAAAGGGTAGTAAATATTATCTCATTCCTCTTATTAGTATATCACAGGATGAAGGGGAATGAGGGGAATGGCGATGACATGGGGACAAGGGGAACTCTTTGCAAAAGCAAGTAAACAAGAAATCCAGCGAACAAAGTTCCTGCTCGACAAATATACAGATATGGTTTCTTTAATGAGAGACTTTGAGCAATTCGAGCAGGATTTGCAACAAGTAGGAATTGACGGTGAAACAGCCCGCCGCATCGATCAAACAGATCTGCATGCGGACAAGACTGCTAACGCCACGATTCTTATAGAGAAACAACGCTGGGTGTACAAAAGATATGACTTCTATACACACCAATTGGAAAGGGCTCAACGATTAATCAAAGACGAAGAAGCCCGTAAAGCCGTTGATTACAGATACATTCAAGGATATTCACGCAAGGAAACGATACTCTTCTTCCGGCGTACCCTCAGTGATAGCACTATCAAGCGCAAAATCGATGAGGGTATCGAGAGTGTCAGTAATACTTTGAAGCTTATCGGCTTTTTTGAGCAGGATGATACCGAATTCTAAAAAAAGCTGACGAGTAATCGTCAGCTTCTCTTTTTTTGCATTGTTATCCTTTAATGAAATCTTGCAGTTCGTTTTTGAAGAATTCCAGTTTTTCTGGAGTGTTGTTTAATACTAATTTAGTCAGTTCCATTCCATGAACAATTTTATTGTAATTAAGAGAATATTTTTTAAATAAGCGTTCTAAAATCTCACTTCCAACAACATCTTTTGTTATGTTTGAAGCTCCTCTAGGAAATAGCTTTATATCTGTAATATCGGCTAGCAAAAGTTCAATTTTTGCTTTAATTTGTTCTGGATCTGTAGCTTCTGAAATTTCCTGATTTATAACCTCAGACAACTCTTCGTAGCAATCTAAAAAGTAATTTTCATATTCACGAAGCTCTAAAATAATTATATTTTCTCCATAACTTTCCCTTAATTCGAGAAGTTTTTCATCAGGTTTATTATCAGCATCAATAATTATCTTATAGGGGATTGGACTCCGTGATACGCCACTTAAAACTAGGTCAAGTTTGCTTTTCTGTTCACGCATAGCAGTTTTCTTAGTAAAATAATTACCCGTTCCCTTCATATTCAAGATTCTGTAGTTGTATCCTATCTGTTTTAATCCGAAATGGGAGAGGAGTATGGGAAGCACACATTCTTCAGTTGCACCTTCTACAAATATCACCTTATCAGATAGAGCATAGTCGCTATTGCTTATGCCGATATCGGACAATACTTCTTGAATATGTTCTAATTGTGTGAAAGTACTGACGCCAATTGACTTGTTAACATGGACTAGGTATTTTTCGGAAGGGTAATTAATCAAAATAGGTGAATGTGTAGTGAATATATACTGGTGTTCTCTGCTCTCATTTACTAAATCATATATAGCCTTCTCAGCAGAGGGATGTAAGAATACTTGTGGCTCATCAAATAGAACTACACTATTTATTTTTGTGTATAGAACACACAATAGTATTAGAACATGGGTATAACCGCTGCCACACTGTGACAATGGGATTGGGGTATCCATGCCTTCGAAAAGAATACTGACATATGTTTGGTTAGCTCCCTCAATTGGAGTGTTGATAGAGGTAACATCATTGAAAATTAAAGTGAAAGTTTTAACAATAATATCAAAGATTTTTTCCTCATTATTATGTAAAGTATACAGAAAACCATTGAGGTTAGTGCCATTGATGTTTAAGGATTGGTTTAAATTTGAGGGTTCAGTCGATGGTACATGTCTAGAACCAGCTATGTAGACAATTTTACTTCTTAAAAAAACCATTAGATTGTGTAAGAAAGTTGGCATGCCTCCAAAAGAGACACTCCCACCTTTTAAATCTCTGAATGAATGGCTCGTCACAAAATTTCTTAAGTGATTTATATTTTCATATACAGTATTAAATGAATCTCCGTAATAGGCCTCAAATTTGTCGATAATTGTTACATTTTCCTTGCTGAAGTATCTGAAGCTAACTCTAAATTTTTCTGAATCATTTACCGTATATCTCGGATCCACATCTGCATTTATGCTATTTAATTCTTCGAGTAGTAAGCTAACTTCGATTACAATCTCTGTTGACTTCCGAACATTAAATACAGCAGAGGATTCGATATGCCCCTCCGAAACTACTTTATATATTGCTTCAATAAAAGCTGACTTACCTGTGTTGTTTTTCCCCGCTAAAGCATTAAATACATTGTGTAAGTTGATCTCTCCAGAATCTTTGATGCTTTTATAATCTTTAATTTTTACATTTAGTAGTTTCATGTAAGACTCCTTTTCCATTTTATTTAATATCTAATTTAAGGATATTATACTATAGAAATGTTTTATTAAAAGAAGCTAAAACTTCCTCTTAAAATTTGGCACCTGTATGACCAAAACATGACCCCATCTTGAGACTATGTTGAACCCCATATGACCATTTTTCCGTGATACATTAGGAGCATAGAAAAAGGCGAGAATGAAACGCACAGCTGCACATGCGGCATATGACTGGGGCGTTCCTCTTCTCGCCTTTTTTTACTCATAGCAGGAAATTAGTCCTAAGTGTCGAAAAGTGTTTTAGTACAATTTACACACTTGGGGGAAGAGTTATGGCGAAAAGGAAAAGTAAGGCGAAACAGGAAGAAGAATTATTCCAAGGATTAGCCGGCATGGCAATGTTGGGAGGTGTTTTGGGAACATATTCTATAACAAAATCTTGGCAAGCTTCACTTGTCGTTGGATTTCTTGGTGTTGTTGGGATTATAGTTTTAATGATAATCATTCAACAAAAGCGTGCTGAACGGCTGAAGAGATCAGGAATTGCCGAGATCGACAAAATGGATGGAGTGCAGTTTGAGCACTATCTTGGACATCTATTTCGTTCACAAGGGTTTAAGGCGGAAGTGACAAAAGCTGCAGGTGATTATGGCGCCGATCTGGTTATATCCAAAGATGGAAAAAGAATCGTTGTTCAAGCTAAACGCTATAAAAAAAATGTTGGATTAAAAGCTGTTCAAGAGGTTCAAGGAGCTAAGGCGCATTATAGAGCAAATGGGGCATGGGTTGTCACAAACAGCAATTATACTGAGCAGGCATATCAGCTCGCTAAATCAAATGGGGTAAGGCTGATTGCTCGGGATGAACTGGTTGAGATGTTGCTTACAATGAAAGAGAAGTTGTCTGCTTCAAAGAAAACGGGAAATGTAAAGACGAGCCCATAAGTGAATTAGCGAGGAATTGAGAGCAAAGCAATTGTTTCTAATAGATATTGAGAGAAACGGGCTACTAGAAACGTTGACTCTATTTTTAGCGCTTCAGTAAAATAGTCTTGTTCTTCCTCTATAGTTACTAAGCACGTATGCTTTTAAAGCAAAGAGCGCAGCGTTTTTGCGGCGACCGTTTAGGGAGCATGCTTTTAGGACGTAATACCAACATCATACATAACACATTAAAGTCGTTCCTTAACTGGATCGGCTTTTTTTATTGGAGGAATTGAAGTGATCAGCAGAAGACGGAAGAAGATACGCATTCGCCCCAACAAGCAACCAGAGAAATGCAAAGGATGTGTATGGGGTAGATGGGATGGTGTTAAACAGTTTTGCAGCAGGCCTATTTGTACTAAAAACATAAATAATAGACTAACATTTTTTAAATAGACTAAATATTAGGCATAAGTTGCAAATATTTACAGATGCTGTTATGGTTATATTGTAATAATAATACAATTAGAAAGAAGGAATTTTCGATGAAAGCAAAAGCATTGTTATTGTCAGGACTATTTCTAGCACTAGCAACATCAGCATCTGCCGCTCCATCAACTTCGCTACATACAGAGGCGGTTCCAACTTCTAGTTCAGTACGTGATTTTGCTGAAATTGCTCGGTCAGGTAATTTTGATGATTTGATTATTACACCTCTACAGCGCAAGGATGAATTTGGAAGTAGGGTACAAAGTAAGCTTGGTTCAGGTTATGTTACTACTAATTTTAATGTTGCCGGTGGATATGGATATGTTAAAGTAGACTTTGTAAACAATTCTAGTTCGCCAGTAAAGATATTGATATACCATACTGATACTAAAAAAGAATATTATAATAAGGTAATCGATGGCAATGGGTCAGATGCTTGGCTAAGTCCCGATAAGAACCCCCAAGGCGTAAGAGCGGGTGGTTATACAATTAGCTTTACAGGTGGACCAAATGGCAATGGAAAAAAACCAGTCGATGTAACATTCAGTGGATATACAACAGATGTTAAATCTGAAGTAAACTAATAGAAATAACATACGTGAACAAAAGAGCCGTAGATTTGTTGTACGGCTTTTTTTGTTTTGCTCTCATATAACGGAATATTAGCCGTTTTGAGCTTATTAGCATGAGAACGTCCGTTTGCAGGGATCAGTCTTTTGGAGAGCGGAGAACAGGCGCTGAGTGAGCGTACGCACGAATACACAGGTCACCCGAACGTTGAAACCAACTCAACACAATTACTGGAAGTGAAATACTAGACAATATAGGGTGATGTAGTATCCTAAAATCAGAAAAGAGGTGATAAGTATGGAAGAACAGTTGATTAGAGAGCTGGCTAAGAAATTATCCGTTGGACTCAAGCAACTTAAATTGGCACAAAAAAGGGATCCAAAATATGGAGAATTACAAGAAGTCAATTTACTTGAGGGACTTGATGAACTAATTGAAGATCTGGACGGACATGGTGGGATTTATAGCCAATATGATCTCAACCTCAATGCACAGGAGTACTGGACAGATGTGGTACGATCACAAATTGATATAATTGGTATTGCGTGTGGATCAGAAACACTCCGTAAGGTGCATAATGCCCTTGAAGAGATTGATGGTAATAATGAGTACAACTACCAAAGTGGCTTTAACATTTGTGCTGATGGGCTCCATGGGTGGCACAATTAAAAAAGAATTGAATTATTTACTGAAAAGGTACGAGGTCTTAGGCACTCGTCCTTTTTTTGTTATTACTATATATAGTTGAAAGAGTTTAAACTATAGTACTTGACCCATGTCCGTTTCTGTCTGATACTGGAAAAGGATTTATATTATCATAGAGGGGGAAATATGTATGGGAAAACCACAGCTTACCCCATTAAAGCAATGGATATGTGATTCATGCGGGGGCATTCTTGAGGTCGATGATGGCTGGTTTGAATGGTATGAAGATCGCAAAACAGGTAAAGAAAAGGGTTTTAGAATAGTTCACAATCAAGAAGAATGTCAGTATGATTCCATGAAACTCTATAGAGACGAGAAATCAACTCGTGATATGCATATTCAAGCTTACTTGGGTACAGAAGGGTTTGTTGAATTGTTGTCGATGCTCGATGAAGGGAAAATTGAAGATGTTAAGGAATGGACTGAGGTAGTTCGCAGGCTTCATGTAGATTATTACGAAGAAGCTAGGAGCTATTTGTCAAAAGCCAAGGCAGATGGATATTTGGATGGTTCGAATGGAATTAGCGAGTTTACCCCAATCAATTTAAAAGAATTGATCGAAAAATACGGCAGATAAAGCACCCAAGGGTGCTTTATTTTTATGCCAACATGGTTAGATCTTGACCAACCTCACTTGTTGTCTGATACTGGAAGATGTTACATCAGAACAAATAGGAGTGAACGTATGAAAAAGAAACACATTTTGTGGATTTCAGCAGGAGTTTTAACGATATGGGCTCTCTCAGGATTCTTTATTTCGCTGTGGTTCGGAAAACCAGATGGAGGTGGAACGTTTGGAGACATGTTTGGAGCAATCAATGCGTTATTCTCAGGTTTTGCATTTGCTGGCCTTATTTATACCATTGCTGTTCAGAGGCAAGAACTGCAGGAGCAAAGAAAATCTATTGATATGCAAACCAATGAGATGAAGCTCCAAGTCAACGCTAGCAAAATGCAGACGGAAGAACTTGCTTTACAGAGAGAAGCGATACAGATGCAGACAGAAGAACTTGCTCTTCAAAGAAAAGCTATTGAAATGCAGACAGAAGAGACTGCCCGTTCAGCAGATCAGCTTGAACGTCAGAAGCAAGTAATGGATTATCAACTTACACTTACAACAGTTAATGATCTAATTAAACTAAAAAACAGCATCTTAGATAAACTTAAGGTTGCATTTGGTAACAGTGATGCTACGGGATTTGAAGCAATTGAAACATTATCAGGACTCATGGAGGATCACCCTAATAGATCTTTTGATACTCAACTTATAGTATTGAGACGATATTTCTCAACCTATACACTGTTGATTGAGTTTATTTCCAAAGCAAATTTTAGTGATGTACAAGTTAATGATCTCAAAAGAATCGTAATGGCTAATACATCAGTGGAGGAAGTCAATGTACTAGAACGTATCGCAATATCAACCAGTAACCAACAACTAAGAGCATTTATTAAAGATTTTGCAAAGTATAATATATGAAAATACAATAAAACTAAGTCAGCTCAGATATTTAGGCTTATGACAATGCTTGTCGAATCAATAACTTGAGGTGGTTAATTTGAATGAACTAATTAGAAAAATTACAGCATTTAGAGATGAACGAAACTGGGGACAATTTCATAATCCAAAGGATCTTGCAATCTCTTTAAATCTGGAGGCGAGTGAGTTACTGGAGCTCTTTCAGTGGAAGAGCAGTGAAGAAGCAATCGAGCAAAATAAAGACAAGCTTCAGGACGAACTAGCAGATGTACTCTATTACGTGCTGTTGATGTGCAATGATCTTGATATAGATCCTAAGGAAGCGCTGCTTAAAAAGCTAAAGAAAAACGCCGATAAGTACCCTGTAGAGAAGTCATATGGCTCAAATAAGAAATACACAGATCTATAGGGGGAAATAAGATGCTTTATTACTTTACTGCCTGTGACAAAAATGCACGCAGGCACTATGATGAAACTGTAGCTAGTCCATATAAGATTTCAGAATTATTCGATAATTTGGATTCCGAAGTCAAAGAAACATTAATCGCTAACAACCTCAATGAGTATGTTCATATGTGGGGAGCAGTATCTGGAAGCCAAAATGTAAAAAGGTGGGGCAGACTAAGGGAAAATGATGCTGTGCTTGTCTACACAACAGAAGGATTTACATACTACGCTAAAATTCTGTGCAAGACACATAACAGCAAAGTGGCTGAACATATCTGGGGTAAGAATAACGAGGGTAAGACATGGGAGTACATTTACTTTTTAAAGGATCTAAAAGAGGTTAGTATCCCGAAAGAAGTTTTCTCTTCATTTTTTGGGTATAAATTAAATTTCACACCACAGGGATTCAGTAATATTGACAAAGAGAAACTAAATATTAGAATGAAACGTTATGCAAACACAGATCAAATGATTGAGGAGTTAAATAATGAATTCATTCTTTCTGAAGAAGATCTTGAAGAGAATAATTTTCAAACTTCTTTAGAAGCGGACTTCAGTAAAATTCCAGATGATTCGCCAGAAATTAAGAAGCCAAGGAAGCAACCTAGAGTGATGAATGGTTTTAAAGCTTGGCCTAGGGACCCAAAGATATCTAAAATCGCTTTAAAGAAAGCTCATTTTAAGTGCGAGATAGATCAGTCCCATATCACCTTTGTTTCTGATGCAAGCAAGGAGTTTTATGTTGAGTCTCATCACTTAATTCCAATGAAATTCCAAAATGATTTTACAACATCTATTGATACAGAAAGTAATATTGTGGCACTGTGTCCATTGTGTCATAGGAAAATTCATCTTGCTCGTAAAAAAGAGAAAAAGGAATTACTAAAGTTGCTATATGATAGAAGAAGCGACTTGTTAAGAGACAATGTTGGAATTGAAATATCATTAGATAATCTTTACTCATTTTATGCTATTCAATAGTGACTTTGGTGGCCTGTTTTATATATTATGAGGAGCAAGATAATAAAAAAACGTAAGTCATCTCTTTAATAGGAGATGACTTTTTTTGTTGTAATAACATTGATGGAGGGAATAGAAATGAACATCAAAATCGTGCCAATCGATCAGATTAATGCAGCAGCATATAACCCCCGGATTGACCTTCAGCCAGGCGATCCGGAATACGAGAAGCTTCGCCGGAGCATTGAACAGTTTGGGTATGTGGAGCCGATTGTCTGGAATGAGCGCACTGGGAACATGGTCGGTGGTCATCAACGGTATAAGATCATGGTCAACGAGTTGGGTCACACTGAGCTGAAGGTATCCGTGGTGGATCTCGACGATCAGCAGGAGCGGTTGTTGAATATCGCTTTGAATAAGATATCAGGTCGTTGGGATGAAGAAGCTTTGGCCGCCTTGCTGGATGAACTGCAGGCGACAGGGGCTGAGCTGACACTATCCGGGTTTGATGATACGGAGATTGACAGTCTGCTCGCTGATTTTAAAGAACCGTCTGAGGATCAGTTGGGTGATTTCACAAATAAAGAGCTGGACGTTTCCGACTTCGACGAATCGAACTTTGATTGCAAATGCCCGCGGTGCGGATTTCTTTTCGACCAGGGAGGTACATCATGAAACGGCCATCATGGGACTGGAAGCTTGCTGATCTGAAGTATGTACCGCAACACGGCCATACCGTGTTTTCTTGCTTCTCTTGCGGCGGCGGTTCAACGATGGGGTATAAGTTGGCAGGGTATACGATGCTGGGTAATGTAGAGATCGATCCGCAGATGATGAGGATATATCGGCAGAATCATAATCCGCCTCATCCATTCCTCATGTCTATTCAGGATTTCAAAAATATTCCTGATGCAGATCTCCCGCCAGAGTTGTTTGCCCTGGACATCTTGGACGGGTCGCCGCCATGTAGCGTGTATTCAATTGCTGGTGATCGTGAAGATAAGTGGGGTGGGGAATTTGCTTTTCGAGAAGGGCAAGCTGTCCAGCAACTGGATGACCTGTTTTTTGAATATCTGTATGTTGTGAACAAGCTTCAACCTCGTGTAGCTGTAGCTGAGAATGTTCGGGGAATGCTTGTCGGCAAAGCCCGTGGTTTCGTTAGCATGGTTATTTCAGGTTTCCGTGAGATTGGGTACAGGGTGCAACTGTTTCTTCTTAACTCTGCCACGATGGGTGTCCCACAGAAGCGTGAACGGGTATTCTTCATAGCTGTTCGTGAGGACATGCCGTTTCCGCCGTTACGCTTGGTTTTCAGCGAACCACCAATACTGTACGGAGATATCCGAAGTGGTGAAGGATCGCCAATTAATCCAGACAGTAAGACATTCCAGCGGTGGCACAAGAAACGTCCTCCTGATTTGAATATGGGGGATGTGACGGAGCGTGAAGAAGGGAAGATGAGTAACTTCAACACGATTCTATTGAAGAATCAGAAGGTTGCCAACACTCTCGCCAGCTCATCCGTTTTCTTGCGGGATGATGTGCCGCAGCACATAAGTGATATGGATGCGATCAGGATGCAAACATTCCCTAGAGATTATGATTTTATGGATGCTAATGTCCAATATGTATGTGGCATGAGTGTCCCGCCGATCATGATGCACCGGATCGCTGAGCAAATTCATCTGCAGTGGTTTAGTCAAAATTAAAAGGAGGACGCAGTAACGTCCCCCCATCAACCCAGGGTATCCCCCGGCTGAGATAGCGGCCCGCCGCGCGCGGCATTTATCGACACCGCCGCTATCTCGCATTCCATCATAACGGAAAGCCGAGGGATACGCATGAGAACACCAGATGAAATTTTGATGCAGCATGAACTCGAAGTTGCGGAAGGCATCCTCGAATCCAAAGAACAGTACCGCAAAATCGTTAAGGCTGCCATTGCCCAGTGGGTTCGTGACTTGCAGGCTGGACATATAAAGATGCAGACTGTTCAGGATCTGGAACGGTTGATTGAGTTGGATATCAAGCTTCAACAGGACGAGTTGTAAAAAAAGGTTCTGTATCGTTAAAGATGGTTAGTTATTCGCTTTACCCGACTTCCAAGCAACAGGATTTTGGATTTCAAACTTAAAAGAAAAGAAAGGGATTCTGACATCAAAACCTTTGAACTTAATTGCTTTAATTATATTCATACCGATTCCCCCAATTTTATTTATTGTTGCTTGGAGCCTAACCATAGGTCGGTTCTTAGAACCGTTATCGGGAATCGAGTAAAACGAACAACTATATCTGTTTTATATAGTTAATACCAAGAGTTGTCAACGCAAATAATTGTATTTATTGTTTGGAGGTGAGGGAAGTGTCTGTTAAAAGCTATCAGAAGATTATTCGGGTCCAAGCAATTCAATTCGAAGGAAACAGTTCCACGCATACAGACGAGATCTTTACTTTTGTTCAGTTTCCCATTTCGATCAGTCTGGCCGGGAGTGTTGTAGAGCTTCGCGTGATCGTAGACCCGTTGAAACCTTTAGTAGTGCTAGTCGGGGATTACATTGTTAAGGACGCATCCGGGACATTGAAACATATGAAGCAGTCTGAATTTGAAGCTGAGTACACTTTGGTTGAATAGTAGCTGTGACGGTTGACTGTCGCGGCTCTTCTTTGTTGGGGGTGGTGATGAATGTAGATGGCCAGAGAGAGAAGTCCTGAACGGGACAAGGCAAAACTGATGTGGCTGGAGAGCGGCGGGGCGATGAAGTTAAAAGACATCGCCGCCGCTCTTTCTATTGGGGAAACGCAGATTCGAAAATGGAAGTCTCAGGACGGTTGGGCGGCTGAATTGAATAGTAACGTTACCATTGAAACCATTAGTAACGTTACCAAACGCGGAGCGCCCAAAGGGAACAAAAATGCTGTCGGGAATCGCGGGGGAGCAACGCCAGGGAATAAACGTGCTGTGGGTAATAAAGGCGGCAAAGGTGGTCCGTTCGGAAACAAGAAGGCTGTCACGACAGGTGAGTATGAAAGCATTTGGCTTGACGCCCTCGAAGATGATGAACGGAATCTCGTGGATCTCATTGACACGGACCCGATTCAACAGGCAGACGAAGCTATTATGAAGTTTGAAATCCGTGAACGTAGGATGTTGCTTCGAATCAAGAGATTGACGGATGGCCTGACAGAGCGGGAACGTCGAGTTCTTTATGAGCTCAAATCAATCAAAGAAGCCATGACGGTTCATGATGAGAGGACGGGAAAGACAAAGACCGTCCCCATCACCCGCACTGAACTGGTCGAGTCCGAAATCGAGGAAAAGACTTTCCGCCAGATCGATGACATCATTTCCCTTGAGGAAGCATTGACCCGAGTCCAGGACAAGAAGCTGAAAGCCATTGAGCTAAAGGCGCGTTTACAGGATGAAGAGAAGCGTGTCCGGATCGAGATGTTGAAACATGAACTGATGATCAAGCGCGGTGGCGCTGAACCTGACGAGGTTGAAGACGATGGCTTTATTGCCGCTCTAAGAGGGAGAGCTGCGGAGGTGTGGGCTAAAGATGGCAACACTGAAGCTTAAACCATCACCGTTCAAGTGGCAGCCGTTTTCTGATAAACAGGTGCAGGTTCTTACGTGGTGGATGTCCGAAAGCCCTCATCATGATATGGAAGCCATCATTTGTGACGGATCGGTTCGTGCCGGCAAAACGGTGGCCATGTCATTCAGCTTCATTGTTTGGGCGACAGAGACGTTCCGCAGTGAGCAGTTTGGCATGGCTGGGAAAACGATCGGTGCGTTGCGCCGTAACGTTGTCGGGCCGCTTAAACGGATGCTGGCTAGTCGTGGTTACCAGGTACATGACAACAAGACGGACAATGTCCTGACGATATCCCGCGGACTCGTAAGCAATCAGTTTTTCTTATTTGGTGGTAAGGACGAACGCTCTCAAGACCTAATCCAAGGTATTACTCTTGCAGGCATGTTCTTCGATGAAGTAGCCCTGATGCCCAAGTCATTTGTAGACCAAGCAACTGCCCGTTGTTCCGTTGAAGATGCAAAGACGTGGTTTAATTGCAACCCAGCGGGTCCATATCATTGGTTCAAGCTGGAGTGGTTGGATGATCTGGATACCAAACGTGCTGTGCACATTCACTTCACGATGGAGGATAACCTTTCGTTGTCTGAACGTGTCCGGGACCGATATCGTCGTAGATACTCCGGGATATTCTATCAACGTTACATCCTGGGCCTGTGGGTCATGGCTGAAGGAGTCATTTACAATCTATTTGACCGGAGTAAGCACGAATTGAAGACGGCAGACATGCCCACAGAATTCAACAAATTTTATGTGGGCGTCGATTACGGTCACACCAATGCGACTGTGTTCCTGCTACTGGGGGAAAAGGATGGCCACCTGTACATCGTAAAGGAATACTATCACTCCGATCCAGAGCAACCCCGTGCGCCGTCCGACTACGCTCGGGATTTTGTCGATTTTATTGCTGATGTGGATGTAAAGAAAATTTATATCGATCCATCGGCAAAAGGATTCATAACCGAGCTGAAGAAGTTGGGTGTGCGTCGCATCGAAGAAGCTGATAATAGCGTGTTGCCTGGTATTGAATCTGTGTCCGTAGCTTTAAAAGAGCTGCGGCTTTTTGTGTCTCAAAAATGCAGGGAAACGTTAAAAGAGTTCCAGAGCTATATATGGGACGACAAAGCCGCCCAGCGCGGCGAAGATAAGCCAGTGAAGAAACATGACCATGCAATGGATGCGCTGCGTTATGTGGTATATGCCATCTTTGGAAAACCACGCCGCTCCATGCTCATTACGTAAGCGGGGAGGTGAACATTTTGGCAAATACAGAAATGGTCGGAACGCAGCAGTCGCAGGCAAAAGCGAAATCGGCAGTCATTCTGCCATATCAATATTCGGGCAATGGTGGCACACGGACCAAACCTTCGTTGCTACCGTTTTCTGTGCTGCGACAGATGGCGCGTGTACCAGCTATTGCAGCAATCATCAATACACGTCTTAACCAAGTTGCACGCTTTGCGCGGCGACCTCGTTACGAGGGTGACCTCGGTTTTCGAATTGGATTCAAGAATCCGAAGCAATACATGAGCCGAGCAGCACAAGCGCGGGCTTTCGAGTTGGAGGAGTTCTTCCTTAAGACTGGAAGCTGGGGAAACCCGGAGCGAAAGGACAATTTCAATCAGTTCCTGCGGAAAATTACGCGGGACAGCCTGACCCTGGATGCAATCGCTTGGGAAAATGTAATTACTCGCGGCGGGCAGATTACAGATATGTTTGCGGTTGATGCGGCTACTATCGAGTTGCTGCCTACCTCTCCAATTTCGGAGATTTACCAGCCAACGCCATACCAGTCTGTCACCACCGGGGCTGCCGCGCAAATCGCCTACATACAGCGTGTGGATGGACGAATTACAGCGGAGTATTCCCGACAGGAACTGGCGTATCTGATCCGAAATCCACGGACAGACATTGCATATGCCGATTTTGGATTCAGCGAACTGGAGACGCTTGTCGAGATCGTGACGGGCATCGTCAACGGTGTGAAGTACAACACATCGTATTTCTCGTTTAACTCGTTGCCGCAAGGCGTGTTGGAGGTAATCGGTAGGTATGAGGATGAGGATATCGAGGCATTCAGCCGGCACTGGAAGACTCTGACCGAAGGGGCTCAAGGGAAATGGACAGTCCCCCTCATGGCTATGGAGGAAGGGAACGGGTTTAAGTTCACCCCTTTTAAATCATCCAACCAGGATATGCAGTTCAATGAATTTCTGGAGTTTCTTTTTAACCTAGCATGTGCTGTGTATCAGATCGATCCGAACGAAGTCGGATTCAAGAGTTGGACTAGCGGCAATGGAATGAGCCAATCTGATAACACTGCCGAGAAGATGGACGGTAGTAAGGACAAGGGGTTTGTGCCATTGATGCATTTCTTGTCAGATGGGTTTAACTCAAACATTCTTGACATCATCGCTCCGGAGTTCGCTCTTTACTGGTCTGGGCTGGATGAAGAGGAAGAGGAACGGAAGGCACAGCGTTTGAAGGATGACATGGAGATGGGGCTGACTACAGTTGCCGAGGTACGTAAGCAACGAGGGCAGGAAGTGCCACCAGAAGCAACATGGATGAATGCGCCAGCCAATGCCGTGCTAATTCAGGCTTACATGGCCGAACAACAGCCGCAGGCACGGGAAGAACCTAAGCCCAATGATCAGAAGGAAGACGAAGGAAATCCTTCGGACGAATCGGAGGAACCCTTAAAAAAATCGCTAGAGATTGATATTTCTTGGGAGGGATACTGATGTCAAAAATACAAATCAGATTGCCACCTGAGGTTAAGTCGTTCCCGTTGGCCAATCGCCGCCAGATCATCGAGACGATAAGCAAGGCCTTGGATATAAAGCCAGAGCGTCCGCAGGGTGGGCGCAGCATGTGGGATGCATCGGATGATCCATTAATCGCAACCCTTGAGGATGGGTTCTACAATGATCTTGACCACAATGGACAACGTATGTTGGCATCAGTCATTGCTTTGCTAGGGTTGCCTGTCGATGATCTGCAAAAAGGCCCGGGAGACAAGCGACGAATTAGTGACTTGGTGAAAGAACTGCGGGCCAAAGGGACAAAAAGTCTGAAATATGGAAGGGACGCCACACAGGCTTTAATCCGAAGGGTGGATCAGAATATCCGTGACCAGTTTCGTAAAATCGACGAGTTGGCCGAAAAATTCATTGTCCGAGTCGGTCTTCTGGGTGTGTACCAGAGTCAAGAGGATAAAGTGAAACTTACACTTACAGCGGCTATGTTGAATCAACTGCCCGAGACTTTGGAGGCTGCCAAAAAGGAAGCCTTTCCTCTACGCTTGTGGACTGGAGAAGATCAAGCAGAAATTGTCTCTATATCGCCACTGGAATATCAGAGCATTGAACATTCCGTAGTCCATGCGGCGGAAAAAGTCAGCCAGATCGCGGATAACCACCGTGCCGGGGTAAAGGAAATAATCATTCAAGCACAAAAAGAGCATTGGGGAGCGAATAAGCTGACTCAGGCTCTTTTTGACGCTTACGGGGATCAAAACAGGGACTGGCGTCGGGTTGCCATTACTGAGCTTGCTATGGCCGCAAATGACGCTTATTTGGTAGCGTTGGAACCAGGTGATGAGATACAGGTGGCTACAGTTCCGGGCGCTTGCCCTCACTGTCAAAAGCTACTTGAGGGTAAAACCTTCATTGTATCTGATGGCCCTATGCCAGATGGATACAAATACATTTGGCCGGGTAAGTCCAATATTGGTCGGAAGGTGGCCGATTGGTGGCCGTGTTGCCCGTTACATCCACACTGTCGTCATAGGTGGGTACGCACTAGGCGAGTGGAGCAAAAAGAAACAATTGAATAGGGAAGGAGTGAATAATCTTGGAGGAAATTCAAGATACTTTTCGCCTGTTCGTTCCGCTTTCGAAAGCCGTTGAGATGGATGCCGCTGGTGATTATATCGTTCAGGGCGTCATCTCAAGCGACGATACAGACGAGCAACAGGACAGTATTTCCCCTGAAGGGATGGACACTTCCTATTTTCTGTCCAAAGGATGGATCAAGTGGGAGCATGGCAACGCCCCGAGTCAATTTATCGGGGAACCGGTGGAAGTTAAGATTGGACAGTACAATCACCCTACCTTAAATAAATCGGTCAATGGCGTCTTTGTAAAAGGACGTCTTTTTGCTAATCGTGATCTGGCAATGCAAGCAGTAGTCGCGATTGAAGATTTACAGAAATCACAAAGCAGTCGAACGGTAGGCTGGAGCATTGAGGGCGGCGTTGTCGAACGGGATCGCCAGACAGGGAAAATCATTAAATCAGTTTTGCGAAACGTCGTTCTAACGATGAATCCAGTAAACACCATGACTTATGCTGAGCTGGTCAAATCATTTACTAAAGGAGATGGATTACTTATGGCAGACAATCAACAACAAGTACAAAACACGCAAGACATCAGTGCTCAATTGGGAGGACTTGAGAAGTCGCTTACACTACTCATCAAGAAGCAGGGCGAAGATTCTGTACTCATTAAATCCCTGGAGACGAAGTTGGATTCTCTTAGTGCAGAGAATGTGGAACTTCGCAAATCTCTGAATCAGCCACAACAACGCCAGAGCGTACTGGGTCAGCGTGATCTGAACACGATCGCTCGTCCAGAAGGCGGCAAGGAAATGACCAAGCAAGAAGTGTTGGGCGTGCTGGAAAAATCCTTTGAGGCAGGGGAGTTGGCTGGCAGTGAGGTCATTCGCTTTGAAACAGGTACACCGCTGGAACGTCTTGCACTGCCAGCAACCGTCAAGACACAATTGGGGCTTTAAGAGAGGGGATATAACATATGGATTTCACAAATTTGCCTGATGGCTTCGGCCAGATGACACAACAAGACTTGGAAGCTTTAGTTAAAGCCATGGGTACTGGGGGACCCGGCCCTGCGTATGCCCCAGGAACATTCGGAGACATGTCTGCCATTCAACCACAATCACTCGAAACGACTCTTCGCGTTGTAACAGCGAAGGAAGAACACCTTAGTCTCTGGAAGAACATCGGTAAGAAGGGAGCGAGCGGCACAACCGAAGAATTCAACGTACTTGATTCTTACGGAAGTGACGGAGATCCATTCATCGTTGAGGGCGGTCGGCCAATCGAACGCGACAGCAACTACATTCGTCAAGCTGGCTTGGTCAAATTTATGGGCGTGACTCGCGGTACGACTCTTCCAGCTCAATTAGTTAATACAGTCGGTGTGGGCGATGCGGTCGCCGCAGAGACACGCAATGGTACGATGTGGCTGCTTCAGCAACTTAACAAAAACCTTTATTTTGGTGACAGTAGCAAGAATCCTCTTGCTATTGACGGCGTTCTTGCCCAAGTCAAAAAATTTGTAAACGGAAAGCCATATGCGTCTCAGCACATTATCGACATGCGTGGTAAGCCGCTCAGCGAGGAAATTTTGGAAGATGCCGCTACCATCATCAGTGATAACTACGGTAGTGCTTTGTTGCAGCTGTATCTGACCAATCAGGTTCACAAAGATTTCTCCAAGCTGTTTGTTGGCCCGGCTGGGCGACAACGGATCGTCGATATTGGCAGTAACGTTCGAATGGGTCAACCTGTACGCGGTTACGCTGCAAATTCTGCTAATATCGACTTCGTAGCGGATCGCTTTCTTAAATCAGAGGGAGCGCCAAAACAAGTTAGCCAAAAGGATTCCCCGGCGGTTCCTGCAACAGCTGTGGCGGTAGCAACAGAAGACGCCGCATCCAAGCTTGATTCAGGAACTTATTTCTACTTCGTTAGTGCTAAGGGCGTAGCTGGCGAATCGGCTACGGTCACAACGGGGGCCATCGCTGTCGCTGCTGGTCAGAAAGTGGAGATCACAATTCCGCGTGTCCTTCATGGCGATCCAAAACTGGAAGCTAAAAGTTATAAAGTGTACCGTGGCTACTACTCCGATCCGCAACGGGCAGAATTCATGACTGAATTCACTGACGCAGGAACTGGTACGAATCAGATATTGGTTGATAATGGAGAGGATATTCCAGGCACAGAGTATTGCTTCTTGATCGATAACGATCCAGACGACGTACTGGCCTTCAAGAAACTGGCCGATTTGATGCGTGTGCCGCTGGGATTAGTCGATACTACCAGCAAGTTTATGATCCTGTTATTTGGCATGCTGCAGGTCTACAATCCGCGCCGGATTGTGATATTTAAGAACGTGGGCAAACTGGGCGTGAACAGTAACCGAGAACTGTACGATCCAAGTTATGGGGCCAAGAGTTACGGTACCATTCGTCCAGTACACGCAAATTAGTAGGAGAGGGATTACCCCTCTCTTGTTTTTCCATTTTTCCGAAAAAAGGAGCTGAAACCATTGAGTGATACGATGATTCGCAAGACACAGGGGGAATATCCTCTTGACGTTGTCGTGATGGATGAAACAGTACATTTCGACAAGCGCGGTGTTGCAGAGGTGGACGAAATCACCGGGGAAGTATTACTGAGCATTCCAGGATATGAGATATATGAGGAGAAGACTAATCCATCAAACTCTCAGCAACCAGGAAAGGATAAGAATACCCCAGATCCTGATAAAGAGAAGAAGGATACGGCCAAGGGTAAACAAACAGCTACTCCAGCTGATACCCCTACAGCTACGGAATAGTCGGCTATGACTATTATCCCGTACTATGAATCGGCCGAAGATCCAAACACAGGGGAGATCACCTATAGTTCTCCCGTGGGGCTTCCTACGCCAGCCGAAATCAGACGGCGGTGGTGCTTTGGACTCCACCTCACAGATCAATACGGCCAGCCGATGGACGACCAGGACATACTCGGATACCTGATGTCTGCCGTTAAGGATACTGAACGACAACTTGGTATCTTTCTCAAGCCCACCGTCATTCGCTGCAATGCAGAAGGACGAGGATTGGATCAGGGTGAGGACTATGAGGTGGAAGAGTCGCCTTATGACTACGACGCACAGCGCTGGCAGAACTTCGGATTTTTGCAATTGAGACAACGATATGTAATCAAGATGGAGGCATTTAAGCTGGTTGCTTACGGTGGACAGGTCAGCGTTGACTTTATGCAATACCCAGATTGGACCAAGCTATACAAGAAATCGGGACAATTGCATGTGGTTAGTAAGAGTGGAGGCGTGCCTATGCTGGGTGGTTACCCGTCAGGATATAACACAGCTCCATTTGCAGCTCCATTGTTGTCAAGAACGCCACAAGTATTTCATGTAGACTACACCGCTGGTTTGACCAAGGAGCAACTCACGGAAGATATTCGAACCGTGGTGGGCAAGCAGGCGGCGATCACAACGCTTGGAGTGGCAGGTACGGCTGTACTAGCGGGTGTCTCAAACTATTCCTTATCATTGGATGGGGTGGTTGAGTCAGTCCAAACAACTGCATCAGCGACAAGCACCACATATTCAGCGCATATCAAACAGCTCCAACAGGAGGTTGATTCTTTCTTCGACCCCAAGCATGGCGGAGCTAGGACCAAGATACGCGGTTTCACGATGGGAGGGATTTGATGAGCAATGTTCAAATCAACGGACCAAAATTTGAGGATTTGATCGCTCGTCATGGTCGCGACATGCTTTGGCAAGAATCAGTCCGTTGCTCCTGCATTAACCTCGACAGCGGACAGCCGAAATATGGTTGTCTGTTTTGCGGCGGCACTGGTTTTGTCTATGAGCCTGCCTTAACTTGTCGTGCGCTTGTCCAAAGTGTAACCACGACTAAGGACTATTTGGCCTATGCGGGAATGTTTGAGGTCGGAGACGCCTTAATGAGCGTACCGTCTAATATGTTCCGACGAACGCCAGAGGGTGGTTTTGATCGTTCTGGCAGGGAGCCGGTACCGATGTTTAACATTGGGGCTGGCGATGTAGTGACATTGATCGACGATGCAGTAAAAACGTCCGAAGTGCTTATAAGGGGCACAGAATTGCATGGACGTCCAGCAGATACACTGCTTAATCCCAAGGTTACGCAGGTGTTGTCCATCCGTATGCACGACCCCGAGACCGTCACAACGACTCTGTACATGGCGGGGGAAGACTACGAAGTGGCAGGGGCTACAATTATCTGGGCAGGCAATCAGCCGCCGGAAGGAGCGCAATATAGCGTGATGTACATGCATCGTCCGGTCTACACCGTTTACGCGGTCTTGCCTCGACCTCGTCACCAGAATAATCAGGATTTACCGCGGACGGTGGTACTTCGTTACTACCCTGGAGGTGTGCTACATGAGCATGGTGTCGATACAGGCTGAGTTGCCAGCTCTTGATCATATCCTTGCTAATCTTTCAAAGGGCCGCCGTTTACCGTATACGCGAGCCGCTGTTCAAGCAGCCACGATGGATTTGATTCAGGAGACATGGATTCAGTACGCATCAGGTGCACAGGTAAGCTTTAGCGGCGGCAGTTTCCGTGTCGGTGTTCAAACGGGTGACTATGTCCGCAGCATCCAGGCCGGATTGCGGTTCCCTGACGATCTGACAGGGGAAGTATTCACAACCTCACCTCATGGCGCGGCTATTGAGGATGGCCAAGCGGCAAAGGACATGAAGCCTGGACTGCTGGGTTCTTCAAAAGCAAAGACTGGAGCGAAAGGGAAGAAGTACATCACGGTTCCTTTTCGCCACGGAGCACCCCGGACTAGTACAATGGCCGCTATGCCCAAGTCGGTACATGCGCAAGCGAAGAAACTACAAGTCAGTCGTGTCACAACTGCGTTGCCGACCCGCACCTATTCGTGGGGCGGGAGAATACAGAAGGATGATACAGGCAAACGGAGCCATATGGGGGCGCATCCGGGAGCAGGATACACATGGAAGACGGGGAAGTATCAAGGCTTGGTTAAGATGGGGCGTCCTGGACAAGAGCAATATCTTACTTTCCGTCGACTTTCCGAAGATTCAAGCCCTAAAAGCTGGATGCGTCCAACGATCAAGCCGAAGCCGATCCGTGATGCTGTTCTTGAAAATACACGTGAACAAGTGCAAGAGATGATCGTACAAGGGTTCCAGCAAGACTTGGCCGCTATGGGCTTAGGGGGTGATTGACTCAGTGGAGTTCAATAGTGTGGATGTAAAAGAGGAACTGCTCCAGTTTCTAAAAAAAGGCTTCAAGGAAAACGCTGTTCGGATGAACGTCTTCAAGTCTGATCCACAGACAGAAACGGAGTTGCCTTGTGTGGGCATCAATCGGGTATCAGACAGCGAAGCGGCTCACATATTGGGTAACTTCGGTGGTGACGATTTCGACCGTGATGTTCTTCAATATAGCGAGATCCACAGTACGCACTTTCAGGAATCCATGGAAGTGCGTATTTGGCATACCAACGCTGATGAGCGAGAACGGGCATACAGGGTAATGAAAGCATTACTTATGCTGTTCCGTCCAGTGGCAGTAAGTAACGGCCTTCTGAGCTTCAGCATGGAAGCGGGGAAGGATGAGAGTGACTTCACTGGGCAAGTAGCACCTTTTCCAGTCTACTGGGCCAGTATTGTCATTTCGTACCTTAATCCGCTTGACGTACAAGTAACGGAGCGTGTAGAAGCGATCAGTGGGTTCACAGTGAGAGGAGGTGTGCGAATTGACGGATGAATCCAAAAAGGATCAAGCCGATGCTGCTCAGAAAGTGAATCCTAAACCTGATCATCGGAAAAGGCAAGCCGCTACAGCTGAGGTATCGCTGGAAGACTACCTGTCCCGCATTAAGGTGCATATGGGATTGGTGGCAAGCTTCCGCTATGAAGCTCGCGCCAATCCAGAATTGCTTAGGGTCAAGACTGAAGAGCAGTGGGCAGCTGCGCTGGAACAACAGTCTCAGGCACAATATGAATAGGAGGTAAACCATGAGCATTAATATTTCTTTTGGCGGGGCTAGCATCAAGCGTCCGGGGGCTTATTCAATGGTGGATTCAAGTGAAATGACCCCTGTAACGTTGGGCTCCAATAAAGTGTTGGCCGTGATCGGTGTTCTCCCGGTGGGGAGTACCTTGCCGGAAGGGAAAGTTTCATATTTCAATGATCCGAAGCTGGCGACTGCAGCTGTAGGTGAAGGTGAACTGCTGGAGGTCATGAAGGTATCTTGGAGGCACGGAGCAGATTTGATCGGCGTTGTGCCTGTTAAGGTCACGGCCCCAGCAACAGCGCCAACGGATACACAATGGCAAGATGCTATTGATCTACTGCAGCCAGAAGATACGGCTGGAATTATCCCACTCACGACACAGGCAGCCATCTGGGCCAAGGTAGACACACATATCGAATTCATGTCGAGTGTCAAGAACCGGAAGCGTCGTCGCGCATTTTACGGACACAAGCCAGGTGCAACGATCGAAGAGATCAAGGAAATGGCAACGGCCATGCCAACTGAACGTGGGGTGCTAGTAACTCCTTGTCCTCTCGTAGCCGATGGCGACGGAAATAAGGTCGTTAAGCCGGGGTATTATATGGCAGCTGCTATTGCAGGCCTTTGGGCTGGACAAGCGTCCCAAGAGCCTGTCACTTATAAGTCTGTTAAATTTGATGGGTTAGAGAAGATATACATCGGTTTGGAAATTGAAGAAATTTTAGAAGCCCACATTTGCCCTGTTGAACAGGTTAAAAATGTGGGCTTTCGCATTGTCCAGGGAGTGACACTGTCAACCAGCGAAGATCTGACCAAGGTCGAGCTTTCTGTCTCAACTCTTGCAGACGATATGAGTGAAAACATCGAAACGTACTTCGAGAATAATTACACCGGCAAGGCAGGTGTCGCAGGGATTGAAGTCACGATCTATAACGATCTGGTGTCTCTGCTTATGGAGTTCCAAAAGAACGGATGGATTAGGACGTTCGTGCCAGAGTCTACCAAAGTCACCCGCAATGGTACGGCGTTCTGGCTGGAGTGGGAAGGTAAACCGACCTTGCCGATCAATAATTTCCTGATCACAAACCACTTCAGTTTGTAATAACGAAAGGGGGAACATTCAGTGAGTATTGTAAAAGATCAACCAGCTCACGCCGGACACACGATACGTCTAAAAATTGGTGGTATCGAAGTCGGGCGGGGGCAACGGCTGAGCGGTAATCGCTCCTTTGGCACGGAGAACCAGTATGAAATTGGGTCGATCATGCCGCAGGAGTCCGTGCCTCTGAAAGTAGATGGAAGTATCACCTTGGAGAAGTACAGAATCCGTAAGAAGTCCTTAGCTGAACTTGGTTTGTCCAGTTATGGAGCTGGTATTTTGAACATGAACGTAATTGATATTGAGGTAACAGATAAATACACGGGCGACATTGTCATTGTGTACCGTAGTTGCACCCTGTCCGAATCGTCCGAAGATTTCAGTGCCAACTCTATGTCAGGCGAAAATGCGACTTGGAAATACTTGTCCGCTGACTACGGTACGCCAGAAACTGAATAAGCGATTAACTACGCCCTTTTTTCGGAGAGGGCTATTTTTATTCCAAAGGAGAATTGATTATGTCTGAATTTACTGCTGAACAACAAGCGGCTGCTCAAGCTGCTATTGAAACCGCACAAAAGGTGAGAGCTGGCGGAGAACTGAAAGAAGGCGAACTCTTGGATTTTACATCTACTGAGGGTAACCATTATACAGGTGTGTTGGTGTTCAAAAAATTGACGATGGCAGATCTGATGAAGTCCGGTGCTATCAAATCGGAAATTCTTCGGGAGGCAGGAGTGCAGGATGTGCGTCTTGTTGATACGGACATCTTATTTATGGCACATGTCATTTCCGTCCTTGACGTTGCGTTGCACAAACGGCCAGAATGTTTGCTGAAGCTTAAGGAGATCACGGAGCCTGATCTGTTGTTCCATGTGTTTGGCTTGCACCAGATGTGGGAGGCTAAGTTTCGCAAAGACTTTCGAAACGCAAATGAAAACCATAGCGAAGCTGCCACAGGAGCGCAAGCTGTGGATACTCCGTAAATACGTTTATGGCGGGCTACCTCCGACTGATCCGCGCATCTTGGCGATGACGCCTGAGCAGATTGATCTCGAATTTGAGCATATGGAGATTGATCGTAAGGCCAAAGAAGGAAAGTCGGAAGAATACGACGATCCGGAATTCGATGATTGGTTAAATGAAACGGAAGAAGAAGATGGGAAACTTTCATATGACTATTCCGCTACCCGGAAATCACCGATTGAAGATGATGATTGGGAAGACGCCTAGTAGAAAGGAGGTAATAACTTGGCAAAAGAACAGACGATTCGCGTCTCAGCAAAAGGGGAATTTGGACAACTTCAGCGGGGTTTAAAGCAATTACAGGAAGATTTGAAGGGTGTTTCATCTGTCGTGAACAGAGGGGCACGAGACGGTGGCTTCTTTGACGAAAAACAACTCAGGGCATTATATGTATTCCGCTCACGTTTCTTAGGAACCATGCGGGAACTGGATGCAGAGTTTCGCAAGCAAAACGATGTCATAGAGTCCTTGTATGGTAAATTGCAAACGGCCCAGCGGGGAGAACGCGAAGAGATCAAGCGCAATATTCAGCAGCGGGAACGTCAGTTGGATGTCATTCGCAAAGAATTGGTCGCAGCCGAACGAATGTATAATATTCGTTCCCGCGAAGCTAGTAGTTATCGTCCAGCCGCCGTTCGCGTTGCTGGTAGCAGAAGAAGTAAGGATGATGATAGTTCTGGTGATGGCGGTTCCAGCAGGCTTACAGGCGGAGCGTTATCTGGTGTTCTTGGGGCAGGGAAATTCGCGTTGGGTCTCGTGGGGCTTGGAAGCATTGTGGGATTGGCAACACAAATGTATAGTTCGGCCTATGCTCGACAAACGAGTTCGCTTGATCTCGCTCAGCGGATGCGCGGTCAAGCTGGATGGAGTGGCCAAGCTGTGGATATGTGGGATCGTGCTTCTGCTGCTGGCCGTGCTGATCGGATGGGATATAGTGCCGCGGATACCTGGGGGTTCTTGGATCAATACAGCCGCATTGCTGGCAGTATCAGTGACGGCGAGCTGAAGGGGATGCTGAAATTCGGACGTGGATATGGATTGGATGCATCCGAGGTCGCAAGCACCGTCGGGAATAACCGCGCTGCAGGTGGCATGCAGACTCCGAAAGGTTTCGCCGATGCCATTGCCAGTAGTGTGGCGAGATCTGGAATGACAGCCCGTGTCGTCGAAGTGATGGAGACCAATAATGCATTGCTCCAGACGATGAATACGACGCTGAAGGACGGTAGTTCCAATCAACTCTTGGCCTACCAGACAACGTTGGACCGGATTGGGACTGAGCAAGGCATGATGCAATTAACTGGCGCACAGGGCGGTAACCTTATATCAGGATTGGGAGGAATATTTCAACCTGGGAACGATGACTGGAAGTGGATGGGTGTTCAGGCATTGCGAGAATATAGTCCTCAAAAATATGGAGGCATGGATCTCTTCGGGCTTGAACAATCATTTGAGGATGGTTTGCTGAACGCCGATAACGTGCCGGCTATGGCTAAGTACGTTAGATCCCAAACAGGTGGTAATGAACAGTTAACAAAACGTATCATGCAACGCTGGCTTACGGATGGTGGATACGCTGCAACCAAACGTGAGGCATCAGAGTTTTACGATGCTACGCAAGGATTGTCTGCATTTAGTGCTGATCAGATGCAAGCATTGCAAGATGGTTCTATTAATTCTGGTGCGAAGTATGATGCTGAACGTCAAGGTGCTCAGGGTCAAGGATATATGGATACCGATGCGCGATTTGAACACGCCTTGGAACGAGCGGGTGGTAAGTTAGTGGAAGCTGTTATGGGGCTGAAAGAGGGAGCAACATCCGTTATTGAAGCTATTCAGGAAGGAAGCAGTACCGGAAATACAACATTAGACACAATCTTAAAGTTCATGAACGATAACCTCAAGGGACTTGCCACAACTTTATCCATTGGGAATTTAGGAACAGCACTGACTCGTCTATTTAGTAATAACGATGGTGGGCTGGTGGATAAATTTTTGAATTTATTCGGAATGGACACTACCACCAACAAGTCCGTGATAGATGATCTCCCAGGAACCCCTCAGCAAAAAACACAGTACATGAGGGAATTAGAGAGAGATCAGAAAGAAGAGAATAGCAGTAAAGAATTAGAGGGAGCTAGGCTACGCCAAAAAGCCATTGATGGTGGGAAATTAACGGATGATGAACTGCAGAAGGTTATTGAATACAACAGCCGGTATTTCAAAAATGCCAAAGAAATTGGTGTGGTCGAAAAACCTGAGGTTGATATCGTTGCGGAAGCGATAGGTGGTTTTTTTCAACAAGCTGCACAGATATTCACAAGTCAATTTTCTGACGGTTCCGGTGATAGTGATATAGGCCGTATGCCAGAGCAAGTGAACCGCAACATTGAAGACATGTCTGTTCTAGGCAAATACAATTTCAAACAGATGGATCGTAATACTGACGAAATGACGAGTAATGCCGGAACAAAGTATGCTTTAATGGCGCGCAACAGCAAAGATTTGGTAGACAAATCTGTCTGGATTTTCCGTACTTTGCTGTACACGGTACAAAATTGGGCTGCGGATGTATTGACTGAGTTTAAAAATTGGCAGCAAAATATGACGGCAAGTTCGCCAGGTGCTCCGAGTTTTTTGGGGGAATACAGCACATCATCAAAAATTACGTCAATGAGCGGGATCAGCGCCGAACAACTCAACAAAAACCTGGGCGGTGCACTGACGGGCAAAGGTGCGCAGTTTGTACAAGCTGGCTTGCAGTTCGGCATTGATCCGGCTGCATTGGCAGCAATCGCAATGCATGAAACAGGGAACGGCACTAGTAATGCAGTTAAGCAGAAAAATAATGTAGGCGGCATGATGAATCCAAGCGGAAGCGGTCTGCTAGATTTCCCCTCTATTGATGATGGCATAACGGCAATGGCGCGAAACCTAAAAGTAAATTATGTCGATCAAGGAATAGATACAATAACCGATGTCCAAAGGAAATACGCTCCGATTGGTGCGCGGAACGATCCGGACAATTTAAATAACTATTGGTCTAAAGGCGTTGTTAAGATCATGAATGACTTGACGGGCGGTATGTCCACTAGTTCAGGGGACGGATTTTTCACTGATTGGAGTAGCCGCATCACGAGTAAGTTCGGACAACAGGAATCTTTCAGGAAAAAACCCCACAGTGGTTTAGACATAAAAGGGAAACAGGGAGACCAGTTACATGCGCTAACTGGAGGGACCATTGCTTTTATAAAAATGGACGACGGCGGGAAACTCGATGAGGATGGTAAGAAAAATACACGGGCAGGTGGTACTGAAGTTGGTGTCCGTATGTCTGATGGAAATACCTATTTTTACAGCCACCTTTCAGCTGTTAATCCTTCGCTCCGTGTAGGGCAACAAGTCGAAACAGGGTCTTACATCGGAAATGTAGGTGGGGCACCAGAAGTTGCAGGCAGTGGATACAGCACTACAGGCAGTCATTTACATCTGGGCTACATGGATAACTCAGGAAAACTGATGAATCCGGAGGACTTATTGAAATCACTTGGATCAGGTGATAGTGACATGGGAAATATGCCTTCAGCCAAACCAAAGGAAACCCGCTATAAATCAGAGATCACCGTTAATCTGAATGTATCAGGTGAAGGAGCGAAAGCACTAAATGCTTCTACGCAATCGCAGCTTGAAAAGCTTGTAAAACGAATTGTGGGAGAACAGGAACGACAACGGTTGCGTATGTCTCCAGTAAAGGCGGGGTATTGACATGATTGAACGTTACAGTTGGGCTCCGGTTGGGGGCGTCGTGGGGAAGCGGTATGTCCCGATTGTTCGAGTCAGCTTCCATAGCGAGAAAGCTTGTTACCAGCTCAAGGGTAGTCTACAAGAAGATAAGGCTCAAGACCCGACCGACCAAGTGCTGTCGGTTACGACTCAGAAGACTCTTGATGCGCCAGCAGGAACGATGAATATTGTCCTCGCCGGTGACAAGTGGTTCCGATCCCAACTCATCCAGACCAATGATCTTGTTGTTGTGCAGATGGGTTATAAGACCGTGAAGGGCGAGGAACTATCTACGGTCATGGTCGGGTTGATAGATCGGGTACGTCGGACCCGTAGCGTCGATGGTGGAATGACCACTTCCGTTCAGGTTCGTGATTTTGGAAAGATTTTCATCAAATCAAACATCAAGTTTTATCCTGAAATATCTGGAGGGACAAACAAGTTTTTTTTAACCGAAAATGGATGGTTGGCTATCGCGAAGTATTTCCAATCAGACAGTGTCACGAAGGGAAGTCCAGCTGTCATTCTGGATATCATAATGCGATTCATATTACCGCAACTTAATGGAGTGAAATGGACAGTATGGGACGAACTGAAGACGGAGCCAGTTGCTAAGCAAGTCGATGTCACCAACATCGTTCGATATAATTTCGCTGCGGTACCGATCTTTTTGCCGCAGTTTTTTTCTCTGGACCGCTATGAGGGTTCGCTTTGGAACTTGATGGAGCGTACATCCAGCAGACCATTCACGGAGCTATTTATTGATGTTCGCGAGCCTTTGGAAGCGTGGAATCCAGGCAATAAGCCACGAGTGGTGAATGAGACCATTGAGCAATCCAGTGATCAAAGCAAAGCTAAGTTTCCAAAGGGCGAGGGGTACTATCCTTTTCCTCGTTTCCCTTTTGGTAAGGATAACAGCGTGGTTTCGGTCTTCTTACGGAATACACCTTTTTCAAAGGATGCTTGGAACAAGCTACAGACACATGTGGTTACTGCTGAAGATGTGATCGACGAGGATTTATCCTATAGCGACGATGAGCATTACAACCTGTTTTGGGCTGGAACCACGATCAATCCATTCGGAATTGACTTGAAACGTGTTGCCCCTCCGGTTATGAATAAGAGTGCCATTGAGCGCTATGGCCTATCCCCTCTGGAAGTAGAAATTGAAGGACTGGCTATGGACCCAAGCAAACCAGAGGACACGATCAAGCTGGAGCTCATGAGTAAGGCATATACACTCAAGCTGAAAGAATGGTTCGAGAACAATCATAAATTTCTGAACGGCTCCATGACGGTTCGCGGCAAGGGCGGTTACAAGATCGGTCAACGTTTGCAGGCCAGCGGTATCATGAAAGAGTTTTACATTGAGTCTGTCACTCAAACATTCAACGTTTTTGAGGGGTGGACCACAACATTACAGCTCACCCGCGGCCGTGATTACAAACCTGCAGTCAAAGCTGCTTCCATGCCAAAAGGGAGCAAATATACTGATAAAAAACCAATGACAACCAAAACAACAGCTGAGGTAAAAGGCAAATATTACACTGTTCAACGTGGGGATAGCCTATGGAGCATTGCTTTCAAACATTACGGCAATGGTAGTGATTGGACAAAAATTTGGGAGGCCAACAAGGATATGCTTGTTAATCGTGATGCTCGTAATGCTTCTCAAAAAGGCAAATATGTTTATGTGGGACAGATTCTTAAAATACCAGGAGGCTGACGATGAAGGACCAAAGTGCACTTGGAGGCAGGATGACTAATCGAATGCCAGAGTTCAATGCTACTCGTTTAGCAAAAGTTGTGAGCACCAAAGATTATGAACGATTTGGGAGAATTGAGGTCGTATTCTTGGATTATAGTCAGCCTATTCCCGTTTGGGTTACTGGCGAGATTGACAGGGAACCTATTGAGGGCGATCAGGTTATCGTTGGTTATTTAGACAACCGCAAAGATGCCCCTTATCTTGCAGGTTTCTTGCGTAACGCTGGATACGGTAGCAATTTCATCTCAATTAAACGGGAGATGATCAAAATTCAGCTCCCTGTGTCCGATGATGACAGCGAGGAACATTTGCTTGATGATCGTAAACAGTCCCAACGGGTATATGCTGAACTGACGCCTAATCATGCGATGATCAGTTTTCCAGTTGAAGGGACAGCGGCAACTATAAAAGTCACTAAAGTAGGATTCGAATTATTTCACCCAACCGGAGGCGCTGTCTTTAGGCTACCCAACGGAGATATTTCCGTTGAAAAGGAGTGAGTTCTGTGTCTTTGGTCAGCAAAAGAACGAAGGATATCAAGAAGTTTTATCGCATGACTTTTGAAATACGCAAGACGCTACCAAGTGGGAATTCTGGTGCAATTAAACTGCACACGCTCTTGGTTAATCCATCTGATTTCACACAGGACGAACCGGGAAGAGGGAATGTTGTTCAGACATTAGGCGGTGCCTATGTCGCAGACTTCGGAGCTGGCTTGCCGACGGTTACCTTATCTGGTACAACGGGGTACAGTCTTCGTCGATCGGCAGAAAATAAAGAGCTAGACGGATACGAAGAGTTCATAAAGTTTCGTGCAGACATTTATCGTAAGTTTTTACAGGCTAACGATCCCCAGCATGCCTTGTACTGGTACAACTGGGAAGATAACGAGTATTACGAGATTCACCCCCAAAACTTTCGGCTCCAGCGTAACAAGTCGGAGCCGTTGCTGTATCGTTACGAATTAAGGTTCACGTGTCTTCGAAGGCTAATCAAGACAAGAAGGGAAGCGGCTACGGACTATTTGAAACGAAACCCCTCCACAAAGAAGATGGCCGAGCGTTTGTCGTCCAGTGTATCCAATATCGGAGAACTTCTGCATAATCTGACGAAAGGGGGCTGATTTTATGCTGGAATCTATTTATTTGCCGGAAGAAGAGATTAGTTATGTTAATTACCCGGTGCTTCGAGAAGAACAGCAGATCGTTCGAAATATCTCTGAGTACGCTTTAAGGGTATATGGGGCGCTATCTGATTATAACGAAGCTGTGTATGATCGTGTGGACGTTAATACAGCTGAATTGGAACAATATATTTCGCTATGTGAGAATACATGTGGTCGATTAGCTTCTGCTACAAGTGTCCCCTTTGACTTGTTGTTGGAGCTACGGTCGATCCTGACAATGCTGTACAAGTTACGTATCTTGGCCGCTGATAGTGGCGCAAATGTAATTGGAGAATCGACAGCAATAGACACAGAGGACGATAGTCTATGATCGAGCATGTACTTAATGATGCGGATACGATACAGGGTCTGTCCGTCCTTTACAACGTACCATGGCAGCAAATTGCAGATTATAACGACCTTGAGTATCCATACACGATGACCAGTCGTGAGGCATATTACACGCTGTATGCGGATGGGTATTTGCTAATAAGGCGACAGTCTGCGGCACAGCCACTTACGCTATATGCTGGTTCCTTATTCATGACAGATATAGATTCACAGGGCATTCAAAAAATCTATGAGTTGGTGGAAGACGTAACCCTTGCTGCTGGTGTAGCAGAGGGCTATTTGTATGTCCGCAGTCAGTTACCGGGAAGCTTCGGAAATACCATAGCAGGTAGCATTGTTTTGTCCGGTGTTGTTCGCTCCAGTGCTGAGCCGGGTTCCTTATCGATTACGAACCTTAAACCATTTACGAATGGGAAGGATGCGAAGGTACGTCTCACTGGACAGATTGTCTATATAAACATCGGTACCGAACTGGCGACTGCGCCCAACTTAGAAGCATTTGGGGGTACCGATCTTAAAATGACTTCAGATGGTGATTTGTCGGATGACGGAACTGGGGACTGGGGAGCTTTAACGGGAATAGACAATATAAAGCAAGCAGTAAGCCATAGGTTGGTAACCCGACGTGGTAGCCTGACACAGCACCCGGCCTATGGAAGTCGCCTGCATGAATTGATTGGACTGGCCGAGGCTCCGTATATACGCCAGCTGGTTGAACTGGATATACATGAGACACTTGGCGATGAAGACCGCATAGATGGTGTAACAGTAGATAGTGTGATTGTGCAACGGACACTCATGTATATTTCGCTGACGATAGGCGTTGCGGGCAGGCAGGAAAATATAGGGGTACAAGTGGATCAATCTGGCGTAGCCATTACCCTTTAGAAAGGAGGGAGTATTTTGGCTTTTGAACGTAAAACCATGGAGAGCATTATACAGGATATGGTCGAGTGGTCCCGTGGAGTATCGCAAAAAATAACTGATTTTACGGTCGGTTCCCGTGCCAGAACGATGTTAGAAGCTGTGGGAAAGGAATTGGAAGAATACTATGATAAGACATGGCGTGCGATGCGTTATGCGATAGGACAAGGGGTATATTCAGCCTTTGGATTCTCGAAGCTCCCAGCCCTTTATGCGACTGGGACAGTTACGTTTAGCCGCATCACTCCAGCTGATACCAATTATCTTATTCCAGTTGGGACCTTACTTAAAACGCAGTCCACTGCTTCCAAAGCGCCGATCACATACCGCACCACCTCCGATGCGGTAATAGCAGTTGGAGCGACAAGAATTGATGTGCCTGTAATTTGTCTGACACCTGGTTTGGACGGTAACACCGAAGATCACACTATTACCGATTTTGTATCCAAACCGGTGGGAATTGACATGGTATTTAATACTGCTGCGTTTTCCAACGGGAAGGAGGAAGAGACACAGGATGAGCAAAAAAATCGTTTCAGGAAATTCATAGCTTCTTTGTCGCGGGGAACTTTGCAGAGCATTGAATATGGCGCGACTACCGTTCAGCTCACAGATGCAACAGGGTTGGCAACTGAGCGTGTGGTAGATGCCCAAGCGTTTGAGGATTTGCCTACGCGAAAAGGTGAAGTCGATCTATATGTTTGGAATGGGGTTGGTACTGCATCGGCAGAGTTGTTTGCAGCTATTCAACGGACGTTGACCGGGTATTATGAGAACGGAAAGCCTATCTATGGTTATAAGTCCGCGGGTATCCAAGTTAATTTATTTTCCGTTACCACCAAACCTATCAGCATTCGTTTGACAATTACGTTTGATCAGGGTGTTGCTCTTGAAGCGGTTCAGGGTGAAATTGAGCGAGAGATTAGGGACTATTTCAATGAAATTAAACAGGGGCAGGAAATTGTACAAACAGAAATGGAATCTCGCATAAAGATGCTGACGGGCATATATGATGTGAAATTGGATTTATCCGTAGATGGCGGCACAACATGGTCTGATGCCAATCAAACTGCAGGCAAAACAGAGAAGCTTGTAACGCATTTTCCGATAATTTATCGGGAGGCGGGTCCATGAGAATATTAAAAAAATTGTTGGACAACTTGGGGGAAGGCTGGAATATCCAGCCGAAAGAGGTTCCTTATGTCGTGATTGAACGCGGGTCTGGCATACACAGCATGGTGACGGTAGACGAAGGCATGCTCATTTTCCACAGCGATCCCTATCGCTCTCATTTGCCAAACAAGCAATCCATTGAGTTGCAAAGAATGACCGCTCAGGGACTTCTGACTGCAATAAAGAGTATGGGATACAACGCTGAATTGGCCCCAGAAATACTTAGAGCAGACGCCATCCCTTTAGCAATAATGGAAGTAGCAAACGTTAAAGTGGACACGACCTTAAATGCTTTCACAAGCAACATCTGGCGGCGTATGTATCCGATATACCGTATATTACGCCAGGCTGAGACGGACACGGATCTTGCATTGTTGCAACTAGACCGTAATATGGCAACTGGACGTTGGCTCGATTACTGGGGCAGCTTCTTTGGTATGCAACGCCGCCCTGGCGAATTGGCCGAATCTTTCCGCCGGCGATTCACCATGTGGGTGCTCAATCCCAAAACGAACAACGTAGCTTTGCAGGAATTACTTGCATATCAGTTGGGTGAGTCGGGTGGGGTGGAGGTGTACGACAAAGCCCCTGCAGTCATAGGCGTTCGGCTGGATGCCAAATACACTGGAAGCGTCGAAACCTTGGCTGCAGTCCGTAGTATTTTGACGGAGAACAAAGGCGGGGGGATTTCGTTTATTGCTTCAGTTCGCGTACCTGCTACTTTGACGAATTATAATCTCCAACATTATCGGATGCACCTTCGTTCTCGCGTTCGTTTTTTTGGCGGCCACGCATGGTATTTCGATGGTTTGTACCAACTCGACGGTATTCCTAGTTTGTCCGGATGGGTTGAGGAGAGGCAGCGAAATAGACATCAGTTAACGATCCGTACCCCGCACCGAGTTGAGCAACAGCAGGAAGGCGTTGTTAAGATCCGGCAAAATTATTGGTTGCTGGATGGTAGCGTACAGCTCGATGGTAACCGGTTGCTGAGTTCTCAAGAAAAAATTAATCATGTGTAGGAGGTAATCATGGCAGATCAAGCTTTAACCGTCACCACAACTTATGCGCGGGAACAGATGGCTCGTGCTCGAGCACAAGGGAGCTCATTGACCCAAGTTTTGAAGATGGCCTTTGGTAGTGGCGGGACTGACGCAGAAGGAAAGCCAATCCCGCTGGATGGTACGGAGCAAACCTTGAAGCAGCAGTTGCTCATTAAAGATATCTCTAGTTATGAGTTTATTGCTCCTGCGACCATCCGTTACACTTGTTCACTGGGGGAGACGGAGCTGGCGGGCGCAACGATAAACGAGTTGGCTCTTGTCGATTCGACAGGGAAATTTACAGCGATCCGCACGATGACGAATAAGATCAAGGATGCAGATATGGAATTCATTTTTGAAATTGATGACATCTATTAAGGGGGGATATCATTCATGGCCATCAAAGAGCCGCGTAAACTCGTCCCGACTGATAAGGGGCATGCGGATGTAATCAATGCTCCAATCATGACGCTTTATGAGAATGACCAGGAACTGGCTACGCAAGTTGAAAGTATTAAGAGCGATCCAGGGGCTAACGGGGTAGCATCTAAGGAAGCGCTGGATACTCATGTTGCCAGTACGGAGCTGCACGTCACGGCCGCAAAGCAAGCAGTCTGGAATAAGGCTCAGGAGAATGCCGAGCTGTATACACGTAATTATGCTGCTCCCAAAGCACATACGCATCTCACATCTGACTTGCCCAGTGCTACAACACAAACGCGTGGGATTACCAAGCTGAATAACTCCGTTAGTAGCGTAGCAACAGACGAAGCTGCTACAGCAAATGCCGTGAAGCAGGCCTATGATGAGGCGACAGCGGCAAAGCAGCTTGGAGTTGAGCAAAAAAACAATGTGGTTGCCGCTCTCAACTCCATAGGCATTTCGGCATCCACGAGTGAGTCATGGACACAATTGATTAACAAAATGGCCGGAGTGATCCGCGCCACGGGTAATGCTACAGCAGCGCAAGTGCTGACAGGAGCAACGTTTAGTAATGGAAGTGGTAATGGCAAGACGGGAACGATGCCAAACCGCGGCGGTGGGGCTCACAATCAAGCGCTTAGTACGGAAGTATGGCAGGGAGATCGTACTTTTTTACGAGCACCTGATGGCTATTTTGATGGTCAATCATGGGTGTACGCTCTTACTCCTGACTTACTTCCAGCTAATATTAGAGCAGGAAAGAGTATCTTAGGTGTTGCTGGGACTCTGGCTGCGGGCGTTTCTCCCGGATCGACGCGAATAGCGTATGACCCCAACTCGGCTATCCCTTCAACATATAGCCTAACTCCAGTCAAAGTTAGGGAGGTAACGATGAATGTCGGCGGAACCTACCGAGTAAGCTACGGTATTCGCTCAGAAGCGCAAGGAACAAACTACGCCTTCGGTCAACTATACGCTGATGGTGTTCCTAGAGGGATTCAAAGGCAAACCTCCCTTGGTGACGTTGTGTACTACACCGAAGACCTTACTATCAATGCTGGCGAGGTACTACAATTATATATTTGGACGGATAATGTGAATCGCAGAGCTTTGTACTACAGCAACATGGGAATTTTTATAAGCGATTTGACATCTACCTTTAGATAAGGAGGGATTAGTTTGATACGTAAATTTCAGTATGTGACAGATGAGGAACGGAGCCAGATTATAGAGGGAAATAGTGGCCTCTTGCTGATTGAAGAACAAAATATAACAGAAGGTAACTTCTTGATTTTCGGTACGGAACGTCCTGTTATAAAGACGTATATTACCGTACCAGAAGAAGATTTTGAACTATTGAAACAAGAAAGCACCCTTTTGAAAGCTCAGAGTAAAGCCCTATCTGATCGAGCAGAGTTCACTGATGAAGTCATCGCAGAGATGGCTCTGGAGATTTACAAATGATTCGGCGCATTCTGTTCTGGCTGTTACTAAGACTGGAAGGAGGTGAGACCATGGTAGCTATGTTTTTTGCACAACGTATCATTCTGGGCAAGACAGAGTATAAAGCTGTTCCTGAATCATTACGGGGGCAAGTCAACGAAATCCTGATTGAAAGCGGTGTTGAATTCATGATCGAGCAGTAACATGCGTTCCGAAATCGGAGCGCTATTTTTATGCCCTCTGGAGTGGTCAGGGGGCTTTTTATATTGATAACAGGGGGATATGACGTGGAGAACGTGGGGAAATGGGCTTTGGCCGTGGGCAGCTGGATGCTGTCCTATTTGTTTGGAGGTTGGTCCGGAGTGCTGGGAGTATTGCTTGTATTTGTGATTTTGGATTATTTAACTGGAGTGGTGGCTGCCGGATCTACCGGGGGATTGAAAAGCAAAATTGGCCTTATCGGGATTGCCCGTAAGGTCTTTATTTTTGCCATGGTGGCGGTGGGGCACTTGGTGGATGGCATTCTTGGTGATGGCCATTTGTTCAGGGATACTGTCGCCTTTTTTTATATCGCGAATGAGTTGTTGTCCATCACGGAGAACGGAGGCAAGTTGGGGGCACCTATCCCGGCCGTGATCAAACAAGCCATTGAAGTCCTGAAGGGCAAGGGTGGCAACGATAACGATAAAGGAGCTGGTACAGATGCAAGCGCGTAAACAAGGGAACGCACAAGGGATTGACGTATCACATCATAACGGCAATATCGATTTCAAAAAGGTGGCAGCGGACGGCATTTCTTTCGTATTTATCAAGGCTACACAGGGTAAGTCCTTCCGATCAAATAAGTTTCTGCAGTTTGTCAGGGATGCGAAGGCGGCTGGCCTGCTGATCGGTGCTTACCATTACGTGGATGACTCTGCCGGTAACGTGGAAGCGGCTAAGGCTGAGGCACAGAACTTTTACCGAGCTATTCAGGATGCTGGCGGGATCGGCGTATTTGACTTGCCCCCAGTGATGGATTATGAGTCTAATAAAAACGGGTACAGCAAAGCAACGATTACAGCCGTGGCTAAGACGTTTCTAGAAGAGATCCAGAGACTCACAGGTGTTAAACCGCTGGTGTATACATACCCGGCGTTTATCAGTAATTTCAGTGGTCTGTCCTCTTATCCACTATGGATTGCACGTTACAGCACACAAACACCTGCGGATGCATCAGGGTGGACACGTTGGGACTTTTGGCAGTATAGCGATGGAGCGGCTGGCGGAAATCTGCCACGGGGGAACAGGAAGGTTGATGGGATAAGTGGTCCGGTGGATCTGAACGAATTTTATGGGACGGTTGCGGAACTTAAAGCAAAGTATAAGAGCGGGGCTGTGAAGGAAGACAAGCCAGAGACAAAGGTACGTGATATCAACGTTCCTAGTGGCTGGGCTAAAGAAACGTGGGGGGAATTGACGAAGAACGGATATTACGATGGCACACGTCCTGGGGCGCTAATCACACGCGAAGAATCTGCAATCGTCATAAATCGGCTCAGGAAAAATATCCTGAAGCTGGTTGCAGGGGTTAATGGTAATGTGAAAGAGTTAAATGAGCGTCTCCGTAAAATAGAATCTGAGCAGCTTTAA